GCCACCGGGGCTGTCAGAAATGACGGCACCTGTACTGGGTCCGTAGCTGCCGCTGGGGGTTGGAAGTTGATTATGATTGGTTTGGCTGGTTCCACTTTGAGCGGCTTGGTAGCGCAGGAGATTAGTCCGATACTGGCCAAGCAGAGTAGTGTACTGAGCATCAGCTTTGGTTGCACTTGCTTTAGACTCCTTGTCTAGTCTGTCTTTCTCAGCCTGGGCTTGAGCATTAGCGTCCGCCTGGGCTTTCTTGTAACTGGCAATGTCCGCAGCATGAGCTGCCCTTTCGGTCTTCAACAGAGCCGAGGTGTTATGCCACTCATACATTGTACCACAGTTGATCAAGATTAGCAAGACAGGAAGATAGAACATCCAGTACTTCTTGACATTCGCCACGGCACCTGCAAGGAAACCACTAAGAGCCGGCAGGATGGCTGCAAAGTTGAACGCGGGAAGTTTACTTAGTAGGGCTAATAGCCAGGCCACCATTGGTGAGTCCTTTGACAGTTAGGGTTGACGTACAGATCAGATATTCTTGCTGTCTTCGGTTTGCGAGCCCCGCATCGTACTTTCCGTTGACATACGTGTATTTAAGAAGGTTATTGCACCCACCAGTAAAGTCCCCAGCATTAAAGCTACTAGCCACAGAACTCTTGTCATAAGTACCAACACCGACGTTGTAGCTGAACGACACAAGAGCCGCCAACTGGATCGGATGGTAGAGCATCTGCGGACTCGCTTTGAGAACACCTTGGGCCGCCTTCTGTGCGTCTGATTGAGTTAACGTTGCACACTGTGACTTGTTGTACACTTTACCCACCACTACGTCTGGACCAGTATGACCAGAGCAGACGGTAAGGACTCCGCCAATATCCCGATAGGCGGTACTACGACTACCTTCGAACACTTGGATTTGAGGGACGACTGTGGTCATTACGAGCGCCATAAGGCTGGCTCCCGCAGCACCCCCGACAGCCATCTTAGGTAAGGTAGCCATTAGAGATGCGGTCTACTAAACATGTTAGTCACGAACGCCACCAGACCCAACACACCAGACCCAATGACTAAGGAAACAAGCCAGAAAGCTCCCATCCCCTTAGCCTTGAGTTCAAGTAGGCTGTCAAGTTTAGTCTCGATGGACTGCAGTGTAATTCGGTCCGCTGACTGGTTCGTCTCTAGGACGGCCACGCGTTCCGATAGTTGAACGAACAGATCACTTTGTTCCATAGAGATACTCCTTTACTGCCTTCCTCTGTTCTATTGCTGTTTGATGCAACCACTGTGCTTTGTCCTCGTCTGACATCTGAGACCAAGAGGGGCTTGCCATTTCCTGTCTCGTCAGTTCTTTGATCTGGACACCAGTCACATGTTGATAGTGTTCAAACTGCTCTGGAGTAAGGCGAACATGACCCGCATCAGTTATCTGCTTCGGATCGAAGTTAGAAGTGTCAACCCCCGAGATAGTCTTCTCAACAGGACCGACAATGGGCTTTGAACTTAAAGACCCAAGGCGGCTCATTTCAACTTCAGCAGGATCAGTGGGTTCATCGGTGTGATTACCACCAGTGATATGATTACCCTGAGGAAGCCAGGTGTGGATACCAGTGGCACCTGTACCAGTTTGTTGGTCGTCTCCGTACACTGTCTGACGAGCGGGAAGCCCTTTAGACGCGAACGGGACGGCAGCTTGTACCTGTTGCAGAGGACCACCTGAGGTGTCACGCGCAACCGGATCAATCAAGTGAGCCGCTTGGGTAGTGGCATTCGGTAGGAAGCTCTTGGCCTCGTTACCGATGAACTTACCCATCTTCTGGGCTCCGGTCTCACCCTTCTTGCTGAATGCGTCCCAGGCCTCGCCAATGTCATTGACAAAGGTTTGAGACACCAGATCATTCATCACAGCCGACATGGCAAGCTTCAGTCCGAGAATGGCGTCCTTACCTTTGGAACCAGCCTCATACGCCTCTCTCACACCAGCCACAAGACTTGCCGTATTGTTGTGTAGGTCAAGCGGATTGAAACTGATGTTCAGGTTTGAGTTCCTACTGAACTGTCCATTCTCATGAACAGACCCAGCTTGCCAGCCACCGGCTTCCTTCTCCTTCATCTTGTTTAAGTTCTCTTCAGGCCCAGTACCAGTCAGCTTCGCATCCTTGTTCTTAGGATCAGCAGCATTCCAGTAGTACGCCAGTAGACCAGAACCAATCACGGTACGAGCGATGGCCACATCTCTGCGGCTACCACCCGCAACCCAATCAGCTCGGGTCTGAGGATCAAGGAAGGATAAAGGAGACCTGCGGACAATCTGGTTCATCAAGGCATTCGACTGAACCCTCACGAAGGGGGTCAAGTAGTTAGCCATGAAAGACCCAAACTGTTCGACGGGGTTCATTCCAGGACGGATACGCTTACCACGATCCAGGGCATCATTGAGAGGTGACTTGTTCATCAGCATCGTTTGAGATGCCAACTCCTGAGCCTCATCTAACATCGCCTTGGTGGGAGCTAAAGCAAGACCACGACCAGCACTAACCTTATCATCAAATGATGCACCCTTGGGTAGGGTCTTAATCGCTTCACGAGTGGCTATTGCATTGAGGTGACCGTTAGTCAACACGTTCCTATAGAAGGCGTCTTGAGCAGCGATAGACTTAGTCGGGATCATGGCTGGTTTGAAGATACCAGTCAGTTCAGGACTTTGAACACTGTTCGGTCCAAACCGTTGAGTGTTACCATTCTTGAATGCAGTTCTGGCGTCTTTAACAGCAGGAACAATGGAGTGCAATTGACCAAGCATCTGAGCAGCAATCTCAGCCGCATCAGTACCAGGTTGCACATTCTTAATCCCAACACCACGAGCTATGTCCCGTAGAGGGGCGATAGCCATACTAGCCAGCTTCTCTTCGTATTCACGACTGGCCGTGGTGGCCATGTCCATAGTGGACTTAAGGTGAGTGGACAGAGCACTGAGCATCATGTTGTTACGCCATGTCAGACCGTACTGCCACCAATAGGGTTTGTTAACACCCTTGAGCATCTGAGCAGCACCAGCAGGATTGCCATTGTTAGACAGATTGGCAAACTGTTGAAGGTACTTAGTACGGTTGTCAGGATCAAGCAGGTTGGCCGAACCGTCACCATCATCTTCTAAGGCTTTCTTCAAAGCCAAGATGTTGTTGCGACGGAACTTGATCTGCTTCATAGCGTTCTGAGCACGAGCGATCTGACCACTGTCATTGTCCAGACGAGCCAGGGCGTACTTGAAGTTGGCAACAGTCTGAAGGAGTTCAACACCCTCTTCATCTGTCAGACCACCAGCAGCATCCTTTGCATGGAGGGCCAGGATACGGTTGCTTGCGTCTTCAGCAGCATTGTCATAGACGAACATCTTCCGATCAAGATTACCCACACTACGAGTCTTCTTCAGCTCAGAGATGTCCAGAGCAGTGTCTTGAGCGGCCTTCATCGCGTCCGCCTGAGAACGATACTTGGGCGTGTAGCCATCACCGTAACGTTCGAAGGTTTCCTCGGCCACGTCCTTGCCCATAGCCGCCAGACGGTCAGGGTCCATGAACTTAGCCTTGTACTCAGTTAGTCGAGCCTCAGGGGTGAAGTTCTTCCGACGTTCCGTCTCAGCCGCTTCTACCTCACGAGGATCAGACCTGTAGTCATCAAAGTTTGACTGCATGTTGTCTTCACCCGGCTTGATGTTACCTTCGATATGCTGGATAGCATGTTGGGTTTCATGAAGCGTGGTGGACAGTTTCAGAGGATCAGTGTCGTCCAGGTGAGATGATATATGAATGGACGGGTTGTCATTATCGTAACCACCATGAGCATCTTCCATCGGATAGTGATGAACGGGCATGTCAGCTAGTTCAGGATACTGTTCGAAGAGTTCAGGATGATGAAGGGTCTCACCAAGAGTGGTTTCGGTCTTACCAGCCATCGGACGGAGATACGCTTCGTGATCGCTGATCTCGTTACGGATGTCCTTGTTACGAGTCATGAAGGCTGTGTCGCTGTCCGCCCTGAAGTCAGTAGCGTGAGGACCAGTAAACATGTACTTGTTACCAGGATCATTCGGGCCTTCGGCTAGAGGAGACCTGAAGCCGTTGTCCGCAACACTCTTACCGTTGATCACAGCATCGTGAGTCATCGACAAGATGTGAGCCACCTCAGCATCGTTGGTCTTCAACTTCATACCCATGTAACGACCGAACCGACGGATGTGAGCCTCAACAGCATTGCCGATGCTCTTAGGTAGAGGACCATTCTCTGACATCTCGGCGAGGGTTTCTTCGGCAGACAGAGCACGACTTTCACCGGGGTTGGCAGCTTGACGCTCCGCAACCTTCTTACCGAATTGACTGACATTGCTGTTAGCCAGGCTCTCTAGTGTGCTGTCTAGACGGGCACCGAACTTATCGGCAAGACCGAAGTGGCCAAGACCTTCATGGAAGAGTAGGGCATTAGCTTGTTCAGGGCTATGTACTTGATCCGTGAAGATATGAACCTTACCATCAGCTCCGTACAGACCCGGAGGAGTCTTACCGGTCTGAGCGATCTTGTTTTGGACGTCCTGCTTGAGAGGACCTTCCGGCATATCTTCGACTGAGTTATGGTACTGGATGTCCGGAGCATTCTTCCACCCAGTAGTCTGATCTTCAATATGAGACTGAACAGCCTGTGAACGAGAGCTTTGGATTTGCTCGTTGACAGCTTGCATTGTATTATCTTGACCCATGAAACCGTCCGGCTGAGCCTGGAGGTTATCACGCATCTGAACCAGTTTATTGACTGCAGACCAAGACGGCTTGGGGCCTTGTTTGTCAGCTAGGAAGCCTTTGATGTCGTCGACGGAACCAGTCTTCATCAACTCACGGAGCTGACCTTGTTCAGCAGGAGTGAGGTTAGGTTGATCGGTCGTCAGAGGCGCGTTGGAACCAGTTGGGGTCGCATTGGGGGTTGTGTCTACACCACGGTTGGCGAACAGACCCTTAACGAATGCTGGAGTCTCAACAGCACCATGAATGGCACCACCCATGATGGCACCGAACTTGGCATTGTCAATAGACCGCTGGATGTCCCAGTCTTTCTGTTGACCTTCGGCCATGTCCATGATCTGAGCAGCACCATCTTCGGCACCAGCGATCAGTGCATTGGCACCAGCAGACGCAGCAACACGGGTCGCAATACCACTAGCAGAACTACCAGCGCCACCGGGCAGCAGGAGGTTTTCAGGGTGAGCGACAACATTGGCAGCAAAGTTACCTACAGCTTCGGTCTTCTTACCACCGTACTGATGATTAGCGACATCTGTAGCAGCTTGTTGACGGGCACCTACAAGGGCATTCCCATACACATTATGCTTCATCGAGTCGATCTGGTCTTGGGTCGCATTCGGGTATTGCTGCTTCAACTGAGCATCAACATTACCCATATTCGGGGCACCCAGAAGGTTACCGACAGCGTGTTCGACACCACCAGTAACCGGGTTGTCCAGGTGTTCCATAGCGTACCGAACAGGCTGAGCAAGTACACCGCCCAAAGCACTCTGCTCGTACTGAGCACGGAGACCTTGAGCGGTGTTCATGATCTTCCCACCTAGAGTAGTGGGAGGCGGATCAGCCGGGGTAAACTTGGAGTAGTCATTAGTCGGTGCACTCGCAGGAGTGAACCTGGAGTAATCATTAGCGGCAGGTGCACTCGCAGGAGTGAAAGCGCTATAATCATCAGCCATTATCTAATGTACCATTTCCCATCTTGACCTTGGAAGTGAGTTCCCTTGGGTAGTCCAGCCGCCTGAGCAGCACTGTATTGTTGTTGACCACCAGGGGCCGGCTTAGGGCCATTGGCAGCAGCAGCCTTAGCGGCGTCTGTAAGCGGTACAGCACTACTAGACTTCTTAATGTTGGTCTGCTTGTCCCATACAGCTTGGTCGCCAGGACTTAGAGGCTGACCAGAGTTAACCTTCTGACGGATTGCATCAACTTGACTGGCTTCAGTAGGTAGCTTGGAGCCTGCAGTAATGCCAGCAGCCTGGATGCGGGCCCTATTAGTTGCAGTGTTATTTTGAACACTAACACCACGTTGAGCACCTTTGTCAGCAGAGTTAAGTTGTTGACCGGCGGTCGTACCTTGAACCATTCCAGGTTTCCAATCGGTCGGATCAACTAGACCGAAATCGGTAGCATGATAATCAGGGCCAACTCTCTGAGCAATCTTCTCAGCCTGAGAGTACGCAGTTGCATAGTCTTGGGGTGTCTGAGCACGAGACGCTAGACCACCAATCTGAGGAGTCAACCTAGCAACTACGTTATCGTTTCGACTCTTCAACGCATCTTGAACTTGTTGTTGACGGATTTGAAGTTGATCGTTACGATATTGGTTCTGTTGAGTGAGTTGATCTTTGTGAAGTTGAAGATTGTTTTGGTTCTCTTGGAGACCAATAACATCCTTAACAGCATCAGGGGCACCGGTGGCACCGAGCAGACCACGAGACAATTCGGGATGCTCATCGTAGTCAGCCATGGCCAGACCTTCTTGCTGTCTTTCCATTCGAGGTTCGTACTGAGCCTGCTTACCGGAACCAACAAGGAAGGCGTCCCCGAGAGCACCTAGGACATTCCGAAGAGTGCCGTGTTGCATGTTCGGAGGGAGGAGACCCCAGACACCAGGATTAGCACCACCACCTTGAGGTTGGAAAGCGGAACTATTCATAGCTTGCTTAACACTGTTGGCGCTTGCAGCAAGATCAGGAGCTTGATAGTTCATACCGACTGAACCGTCTGGTTTAGCCTGAGGAGCTACAGTGATACCTGACACAGCAGTCGGGGCGGCAGGATCAGGAGCAGCCTGAGTGGCGTCCATAGGGGCGGGGGCAGCGTCCGCAGGAGCAGGGGCACCTTGAAGTACCGACTGCAGGTAGTCATCTGCCGAGGTATCTTGAGGATCAGCCATTATTTGCTCAATAGACCCCCGATTGCACCGCCAAGTCCACCATTATTAGACTGAGACGAACCTTGAGATTGTTGACCAGCTTGGGCAATCGTACCAGCAGCTTGATTGCCACCAGAGATTAGACCCTGAAGTTGATTTGTGTAGTTGCCATACTGAGTGTTGGCATAGTTCTGACCATACGTGTTGAGCGCTTTAGCAGTCGCTCCACTGTTCAGAAGACCAGTCGCAGCGGCATTACCAGTGATGGCCTGGCTACCTTGGTTCAGACCGAACTGATAACCGGTACTATTCTGCCAGTTCTGGAAGGCTTGGTTCTGACCCTGGTTACCATTCAGTCCAAGCATGTTGGACAGTTGGTTTGAACCAGAACTTGCGTTGGACACTTGAGGCGACAGAGCACTAGACAGCATCGGATACGCCTGATTGCTGCTACTATTCTGTTGCTGAGTACCGCCGAAGATTGAACTCATTTGGAATTAAATTCCTTCTTAGAGAGAATGAACATCTCGTAATGTTTATCGTTAAGAGTTATAGCACCTTGAGAGGCGAAGCCGAGACGTCGAGACATCCAACGAGCTGGTAGATTATGTAAGGGTGTCAACCCCATTAATATATCTATATTATAACACGTATTGAACAGTTCGTCAAGGAAAGCCTTTCCACTGTCAATAGCCTTTCGACCTCGTGACTGGAAATAATAGTGGCCGGAGTAGATGTCCCTGATCCCCTTCTCGAAGAGAGCAAGATCACCACTATCATTTACCAGTACGATATTGTCCGGGTTCTTGATCCATTCCTTGGGGTCTACCTTCGTGGTGGACTTAAGGAAGAATTCAATGGCCGGAGCAATGAGGTCAGGGTCATATGAACGAGTTATCAAGAGAACTTAACCCATCCAGCACCACCAGACACACCTTCAACCACAACAATAGCATCATAGATACCACCATTAGATGGAGAAGGGTACGTGAATGTGGCTGTAATTGGTCCAGCACTACCAGGATTACCAGCAGCTAGAACACCAGCACCAGAACTACTATTGGTCTGTTGTTGCAATTGAGTACCTTGGTTAACTACAGGTAGACTTGAACCCCGTTGAGACCCGAAGTAGATCACCAGGTCCGACGTGATAGGGCTGCTTGATGTGATAAGAACATCACTTGGGGTGGACGATCCGCTTCGGTTTGCATTGAAGCCTCGGATACCACCATACGTGGGACCTTCAACAACAAGACAAGCAGCGTACAGATCGAATGTACCAGCTAGAGTAACTGACACTGATCCAGTAGTAATGTCACCAGAGGTCAAAGTCCTATGAGCAATGAACCCATTGAAGTTTGAACCAGCTTCATTATCAATCTGCGTCCAACCACTGGGAGCACTAGGAACAGACCAACCACCACCAACAAAGATGAATGCCTCGTCACCAGCTATAGCGGAACCTGGGAAGGTGATAACAGCCGGGTTAGCACTCGTAGCTAGACCAGAAGAACCTCGAACTGTAGCGGCAGCAGCCATAGCACCACTTGGGTCTTGTACGTACCCTTGGTATGGGACTGACGTTGTGTCGAAGTACAGATCACCGTTGGTAGCAAGAGTGGATGGAGCACCAACACCGAAATGACTAACAGCTCCGCTACCTCCACCAGCAGCACTAATAACACCACCTGAAGCGGTGATTGAAGTGCCATCGACCTTGACAAGACCGAATTGACTGGAGCTTGCTTTCTGGACTGCGGGGGCAGCGTCAGAGCGCATGTAGGTGGTTGCACTACCATTGACAGCAGTGTCAGACGCAGTGGCTGTGGGGTTTGCAGGAGTGCCACCACCACCAGATGAACTGATCACACCACCAGAGATCGTAATGGTCGTACCATCAGGCTTAACAATACCGAAGGTACTGCCAGTAGCAACTGGAAGGTCTCCAGGTGTAATGAAGCGGAAGGTCGGAGCAGCCGCACCACCGCTAGTGGGACCAGCAAAGAATAGACCACTACTCTGGGTCGCTAGGGAGACCGCTAGAGTGCCACTCGTAGTGATCGGGCTACCCGACACTGAGAGGATACTCGGAACGGTCATAGCGACGCTTGTGACGCCACTAGCAGCAGGTGCAGTCCACGTTGGATTAGCACTGGTGCCATGAGTAGTCAGAACGTTACCAGACGTCCCAGGGGTCAGCGTAACCCATCCAGTGGAACTCCTGTAGAGGATGTCACCCTGAGCTGCACCAAGACTGTCCAATTTAGCGGACAGGGTAACGAAATCCAGACCGGTAGCGACACTGTTCACTTCAACAAGATCACCACCCTTACTCGTGTAATCGTGGGGAACATCACTGAGATCAGTGAACTTGTACACCCCCACCTTGACCCAGTTACCACCCTCGCTGACGTACTCAGTGGGTGGAGTTGTGTCTTCATCAATGTACACCAGCCCGTCTGATATCGGAATACCAGTGGGCGGTCCATGATCGACAGTGGCACCGATCAGATCGTTATTGTTACGCTGGGTATTCCACCTACGTTGAAACTCCGGAGTCGGTCGGCCACCACTGTCAGTAATGGCAATACGCCAGTCCAGAGGACCGGTGTCAGTGCTCGTATTGGGGGTCGGGGTTTGGGCTACCACTTAGCGCCTCTTCTGGCCTTCTTGATCAGTACCACTATCAGCACCATCGCCAATAGACAGAACAACGTCAGCGCCATCAAAGCGGACAGGGCCGGACATGTCAGTGATCCGGAAGATACGACCAGGGGCTTCAAAAGACCCAAGCGCATTCCAGATCAGTTGTTGAGAGCCCATATCCGTGAGGGGGAGATTGAACTCTTGACTATACGTCTCACCATTATCATCGCTGAAGGAGAGACTGATAGGATTACCAATCGAGTTAACATCATCGACTGAGGCAGTCAGAGTGAAGTTAGCAACACCGATAGCATTTCGTCCACGAGTGGCAATACCACCAGTGACGATACGTTCGATCTGTCTCCACTCTTCATCAAGAGGTTGGGTAGGATCAAACTCATACAGGTACGGGTACAGACTATCTCCGCCCATGACTCGAAGACCCCACATAACACCATGAGTGAAATTGAGACCATCAAAGCCAAGGGATTGAAGCTGACACCACTCTTGAGTAGTCGTGTCATAAGCCCAGTCACCTTCTTCACCAAGAGGTAGGACGTAGAAACGGTGACCATCCATAACGAAGGTCCAAGCGCTTTGACGTGCCACAGCAGGTTGGTTTGTGGAGTACGCAGCCAGTACGGCTAGTTGAGTAACTTCTGCTGTCACGTTAAATTCTCCCGCGCTTCGAGAAATGAGAGCCGCTGATTGGGTCTCGCGAACATCCTTGGACGCTGGAGGACCGTACGCCACCTCGGCCACAACCTGAGTGGCGTGAACGCGAGGTAACGTGGCCTTCGAGTAGAGCGCTGATACGTGGGTTACGCGTGCCATGCATTAAACTGTCCGATTGATTTTGACTTGACCGTTGATGATCGTAGTCGGGCTGATGGGGCCACCCGTGTCAGGGTCAGCTTCCATAACATCGTCATAGTAGTTGACAGAGGTCGTCAAAGGGTGGACGATACCGTCAGTGTCACCACCAGAACCACCAATCAAACTCATCTGAATATCAGCCAAACCAGCATCAGTCTTCAGGGCACGAACGTTCAATTGAAGACCCGAGATGATCGTGGTGTTATTGGGCGGACGTTGAAGACGGAAGTTAGTGGGACCAGGGATCGTTGCACCACCTAGAAGAGTAGTGGACGCCCACACAGCAGCGGTACCAGTTGCAGTGGACGGAATGGAGTTACCACCCGTACCAGCAAGGTTGGCTAAGACCTCAATCTGACCAATGGGAAGTTCAACTGCGTTCACATCGAAGTTGGCAGTCGTCCCAGTACCATAAGCAGTGCCAGAGCCAGGACCACTGTTCACCGCATTGAAGAAGTTCTGTAGGGTCGTCTGAGCGTCCCCAGTGGCAATCTTCACATCGAATGCAGTGCTGATGGTGTTCTTGAAGGTGTACACAGCGGGAGTGGTCCCGTCAGTGGTACCCAGAGTGATCGTGTCATTGTTGGCAGGAACAGTCGTCATCGTTAGGATATTCGAGGCGAATGCGTAGCTGGCAGCAATGAACGTTCCATCATCTGGAACAGCCTTATTGACTGTACTGAAGACACCAATCGCCGACCCATCATTTGGGACAAAGAAGTTGGCATTGTTCCTCAGAGCAATTGCACGAGCGAAACTTGACTCATCAGCAACAGAACTATCGTACCCCATCAGGAGCACAACATCAGCCCAGTCGGGGTCTGAGGAACCACGAGGGAACGCAGCAACCGGGGGACTGAAGGTAGACGTGTAGCGACCCACACCATTGGTGAAGCGGGTCTCATCCATCCTGCCTTGGAAGTCACTACCAGTCGTCCACTGGTTCGTGGAGTTCTGTTCAATACCAATGGCCAGGGGTTCAGTACCACCACCGAAGTAGGTGTTTGTGTCTGCAATCGGTAGGCCTTGTTGCTTACCGTCGATGAACAGGAGTAGCTCACCAGCAGCCCTGACAAGAGCCAAATGATACCACACATTGGTCGAGGGTACCCAAGGGAACTTGATCGGGGTGGCTACAGTTGCATTCGTACCGTCAGTGGACGTGTCGAACTGAAGGCAGGACGTATTGAAGCTTGGACCACCAAGAACTAGACGGTAAGACCGCTGATTACTAGCGGTGTCCCATCGACCCCAAATGGTGCTATAGTTCGTACCGGTGGGAAGCTGGTCGAACCTGACCATGGTTTCCAGGGTGAAGTCTGCGTTTCCAATATCCAGGGATGTGGCAGCGGCAGCTTGAATATACGCATCAGGGTTGTTAACTCCAGGGTTACCAGCAACTAGATAGCCAAGACGCAAGATACCAGAGCCGAACTCATGGAAGTATGAAGGCGTCCAGCCAGAAGTGGGGGTGTCAGTATTGGCAAATAGGGTGGCAATACGACGATCACCCAACCAACCATTGTTTACGGAACCACTAGCATCATGTACCAGTAGATCATCAATCCAGGCTTGGCTAGCTTGAGGTTGTGAGGCGACTTCACCGACAGTAATCTGAGCACAGTTACCACTGAAGCTCATACCTGTGGCGCTTAGTACAGGGGTTCCAGTACCAGTAGCATCATCTACACGAAGGGTGAAGGTCTGGTCAGTCTTGTCAAATAGCATTTCCATGAAGTGCCAGTTCCGAGCCTTGACAACTGGACCAGATGTGGTGGCAAGAATGACAGCGCTATTGGAACCGGTGAGGACAATGTTACCTGTGGTCTGAACATATAGTACAGCCATGACCGCATTGGAACTATCACGAAAGGTGCAGATTGAGTTGTCCACATTACCATTAGGCAGACCGTCAACACTGAAACCCATGCTCACCCAAACCTTGGCGGATGGGGTGGGAAGAACTCTACGAGCAGTGGAACCACATTGGAGAGCACACGGGCCAGTACGAGCACCCCAAGCGGGGGCACCGATACTATTCAGGCTTGAGACAGAGGCCCAGGGACCAGAGGCCATGTTAGCCACAGCGTTGGCTCCAGTACCATAGTGGTCGAAGCCGTCCATGAATTGAATTGCCATTAAGGGCTTAGTCCTTCTTCTCGTCTAAGTTGTCGGCGAATACGTTCTTCGATGCCATTGTTTGAGATACGTGTGACACCCCAACCGGCATCTGTAGCGTCTCCTGATTGGAAACCGATGGAGTAAACACGCCCATCGTCACCCACGAGTAAGACCCCATCATCAATAACGACGGGTGTTCCTGTAATAGCTCCACGGGCGTAGACCCGTCCTTCGATAGGGGCAAAGGGGGTTGCGATATTTCCAGTTGCATACCAGTTCTCCGTAGACTTTTCACCGACGATCAAAACTTGGTCGCCCACAGCTCGAAGCTGGGTGATGTTGTCTGGGCTGCTTTCCTTCGAGGCGAAGTTAAGCGGATCGATAGTTAGTTCACCAGGATTGACCCAGTAGAATTGTTGAGTGTTGGCGATGCTCAAGAGCACGTAGCCAGACACCTGAGACAGGCTTAGTGGTACTTGACCACCAGGAACTTCTACACCTTCCAGAGCATCAATACCACCATTGGCAAGATGAGTCCCGGAAGCTACCAGAACTGAAGATGAGCCAATTGAAAGGGTGATAGAGTTACCACCAGTACCAACAGTACGGGCCGTAAGGGTCAAGATCGTGGAGGGAAGTGCCCCATCAGCGGTAGCTCCAACTGCCACGTTCTGACCACCGATGGTCGAACTGTAGTCCACACCACTCTCACCACTGTCCATGATCGCAAGGACCATCTGAGCAATTGGATCGAGAAGACTACCGGTAGACGTTGGATTGACTACGAATGGGTTACTGACTGTACCTGCGTCACTGGGAGAAAACGTTGTCCCCCAGGTGTAGTAGACACCCCCGACTTGGATCGTATCGACGTTATCGGTGACCGCCCCAGTAAGAGTGATAGTGCCAGTTGCCGCCGTGGTTCCGGAGTAGACTTGGAGGGTCTGACCGTCCGCGATCCATAGGCGTTCATATCCAGCACCTTTCTGCCAAGCAAACTCGGGAAAACCCGTACCAGCTATTATACCACTAATTACTGTGTCTGTCATGTCTTGATTTATACGGTGTAGCTTTTGGCCAGCAACAACGAACAGACTATCGTCGAATAGTCCGCTGAGGGCAGCATTACCACGCATTGAAGCGAAGTTACCGAAGTCTCCCGCATTAAGGGGCATGATGACCGTGGTACCTGGACGAGCCAGCACAGACACGCCTTCACGCAGGTTGGCGGGGTTAGCTTCCAGCCACCTGTTGAGGAGCTTGACTTCAGGCGTACCGCCATACAGTCGCTTGTATGCACCTCTACCGAGGGGGACTTCAGTCATTTAACACCTTTACCATGTGAGCTGCGCCCCACCGAGGATCGACAGTGACACCCTTTGCTTCTAGTTGAGCTGTCAGCAGAGCCTTGTCATACCCTTGTGGTTCGCGAGGAACATACGGAACCGGCTTTCTACGGGCCCAACCATCCGGTACTTCCTCTGGGGTCTTGCAGATAATGCCCTCGCCAGTAGGGCTGTAGAACCAAGCTGGCCATATATTACCTGATCTACGTTCTCTCATTAGTAGGGATACCCACTATCGAAGTACGCATTAGGGTCGCCGTAAGCTCTCTGACTACCAGCGTAGCCCCAGTAGCGACTGAAGTGAGTCATATACAGTAGACCATCTTCAGAGGGCATCGGGGTCGTGGACTGACCGTAACGAGCTGCGAACTTGGTGGTGGCAATTTTACCAGCCTCGGCACTGGCGGGGTGGATAACCTGACCGTACCTAGGATTTAGACGGTAAGCCAACATGATGATAAACATGTCGTCAAATTCAGGAGGCCACGGCATGTCACCAGCAGGATCGAGTGGCAAGACCGTAACCCAGTTACCGAGGTCTTCACGGTAGAGCCACTGCTTAATCAAGCCAGCAGTGTCGTAGGTCATCTCATCTTCACCTTCGATGGAGCGTCCATTACCTTTGATGGTAAGGGGGAACAGATCGAAGTTCTGACTAACGTCGACGACACCCATACGAGCACCGTCATGAGGACGAGGATGTAGGTTGACTGTACCTTCACCCGTCAGATTACACATGATACGAGTGTTAAAAGGTACATACTGGTTACCTGGAAGTTGGTTGTTCCACCACGGATAACCACGAGGACTGTTGATGTCATTCTGACCTAACGGGAACGGATGTAGGTTCTCGCCAGCCTCGTTACCAAGCACGCCAGCAACGATAGTAGACAGCAAGCCGAAAGCCTCATCGATCTGGTCTTGTGCCGGAGTGACACCTAGAGGGATGAGGTTCGTCTCACGAAGAGCGCTTTTGATGATTGAGGCTACAGCGGTCATTAGCTCAGGGTACCTGCAACGGTGAGGACGTCGAAACGAACACGACCATCAGCGGTCTTAGAGTCAGCCATTGGGTTGACTACCCGAATGTACCAGTTAGACGTGTCAGCAGTGTCAGTATGCATAGAGAAAGGTTTATGACAGACCTTTATACCGGTGGGATCAGGAGTAGTTGGAGCTGCGGAACCAGCATAAATATAGAACTGATGAGTGTGAGGGTCAGCACTAACACGAAAAAAGGTCCCAGCGGCGGAGGCAATTTGCTTCCAACCGTCTTGAGGACCAATTTGATAGTTCTTAGTAGAGGCATTGGCGGCCATTGATTTCAATATCCTTTGGCTTGGAAAGTGGGGGAGACCAGAATTAGCCTCCCCCTAGTTAGTTAGCTGATGACACCCCGAGTACGGAGATCATCAATAAGTTGGCCCAGAGCGGCACCAATTTGAGCAGCGGTAGCAGTCGAGGTTACTTGAGTTACCTTCGACTTAGTACCAGTCCAAGCTGCGACAGACGGAATAGCACCATGCTTGAGCTTGCCTTCGAAGTAAGGCGTATTGTATTTGATCGTGACAGTAGCCATGTAGTTCTCCTTTCGTACAATGGCGGTACCCCGGGAGCTTCAGTGAGAGGCCGACCCGGGGCTTAGTTCAATTACGAACCGTTGATACGAACGATCCGACGACGGTCAACCACGTTCGCAGCCAGGGCCACGTCGAAGCGGACTTGGTGTTCGCCGGTGTTGAACACGGAGTTCTGCCACATACGGACCGACAGCGGAACCTTGGTCAGCGACTTGCGCGAACCGATACCGGTGGCGGGCATGATCAGGTCAGCCGTGTTAACCACGATGGCAGACTTGTTCAGGATCGCACGAGGCTTCACCGAACCCGAAGTCGGGGTGATGAAGGTAACCGTCGCACCGTCGGTCGGAGCAGCGGTGACAGTCGCGTGAGCGGTGTCAACGTTGACGTTCGGGGTGTTGCTGAAGGCAGACGGGATGATCATCGCCGGGAAGATACGGACGTTAGTGAACGAGCCGCTAGCAGCGGTGTACGGACCACCAATGACCCGGAACTCTTGCAGACGAGCCAGGCTGGCTTGCAGACGGTTGTCGTAGGCGTTAACACCAGCGATGGTGAACACTTCACCGTCAACCAGGGTTTCAGTACCCGAACCAGCCGCCAGGGTGACAGTCTGAGTCATATACTGACCCGGAGCCGGACTGACAGCGACGTCCGCATAGTGGACCGAAGTACCGCCGGAAGCGGTGAAGGTACCAGTCGCAGCGTGCGAACCAGTGGCCAGCGTCGGAAGTTGCTGAGTGAACAACGTCGGGATACCAGCGATCTTACCTTCCCAACCGTCACGATACACACCAGCACCGATGTCGGCGAGGGACGCGTTGTCGGACACAACCAGCGAGCCGAGAGCTTGCTTGTCGCCGTAGGTCAGAACTGCACGAAGGTCTTGGTCGGTGACGCCTTCTTCCTTAAGACGGGTGTAGCCGGAAGCCACGTCGTCATAAGCTTGAACCGCGTTACCAGCCGTACCCAGCCAGTTGTTGGAAGCGTTCACAGCGAAGCCCAGGATGTAGGCGTCAATCTGCTCAGCCAGGTTGAGGGCCGCACTCTTGAGCGCTTCGCTTTCACGAGCCGCACCCAAGTCACGAATTTTCACGAAGTCCTGCCAGCCCATCGAGCTACCGAAGATCGTATCGACCTTGTATTGCTCGGAGCCGAACACGCTGGACTGCGTACCCGGGTTGGTGAGGTCTTGGACCGGACCACCGGAGGCGGAACGGGTGACAACGTAACGGGGCACGACTTGCTCGACAACAGTCAAAGCATTTCGGTCGTTCATTTCGTTGTCGAATTTACGCCAAGTTACCAGCTCGGCAGAAGTGAGGTTGTTTTGGAAGATGGCGGCAAACGAGTTAAGGACAAGTTTGGCCTGATCAACTGTAACTACACCAGACATTTAGTACTCCTAATGAGGATTATTTAGCCTTCCGAAAGAACTCTCCCGAGAAGGCGTCGAGATCGTCGGTGTCAGGCGCGACAGCAACAAATGCACCATTAGTACCGCGTGCCCGAACGGGCGGAGGCGGCGGAGCATTACTTACTTTCGGCTTAGCCAACTGTTTCTGGGCGTCCGCATCCGCAAACTTCGCAGATATCCGACCTAGCGCGAGGGTCGCTTTGAGTGCACCGCTATTTACGATATCTTTAGCTTCTGTCGGATTGTTGGACAAGTAGTACAGAACGTCCGTGCCATGTGGCATAGACATCAACGTGGTTGCAAGATACTGGGCGTAACCTTGATCCAGACTACCAAATCCATCCAGGAGTTGCTGACCCTTTTCATTGAAATCCGGATAGGTTTCCTTGGCGGTCTCCACTCGGGTATTCCAATCGGTAGCAAGCTCTGCGCGAGCAGCGGTCTCTTGGGTTTGCTTGGCAGCTTGTTCAGCCCTCTTCGCGGTCTCTGCGTTCTCCTGAGCAACAGCGAACTTGGTAAGGTCCTTGATGTATTGGACATCAAACTCACCTAGTTCATATTTCGGAGTACCGTCTTCATTGAGATCGGTCGGAAGGGGTTCTCCCCCAGTCTTTACAGTAGCAGTTGGTGCTTTCTCTGCAAGCTTCGCCTCAAGGGCAGTGAGCTTGGCTTCGAATTCACGACGCTGTTCTTCACGTTGTCGTACTACTTCATCGATCCTGTCTTGAACGGTTTGTTTCTTCTTCGGAGCTTCTTTGAACTCCGCGTCAGCATCTTCGTTCGGATCGACTTCGTCTTTTTGAGCTTCGGCGGCTACTTCACCAGCCTCATCGTCATTGTCTTGTTCCGCTTCCTGCTTGGCGGCAGGGGCTGCTTCTTTCTTCTCGCCAAAGAAGTCCGAAGCAAAGGCGTCAAGATCATCGGTGTCGATGGATTGGTTCTCAGTAGATACTTGGGTCTCACTCATTTAGGTTTATGCGGTCCTTTAACCGATTGCACACGTCACTTATTGCGCCGTGGGAGAGCTAGTAGACTGTGCATTGGCACTAGCTTTGGCGGATAGGCTTTTCAGCGCGAGGTCTTGAGACGCCTCGGCTTGATCTTGGTCATGTTGATGTTTGATGACGTCCATCTTCATAGAGTGGTGATCTTTGGCCATATTATGGGCCAACTGAGCACGTTGGATATCATGTTCATCAAGTTTCTGAGCGCCGTCTAGGAGCAATTTCAAGGCGTCAAGGTCATTCGGGGTTTCAGTCCCGCGATCTTGGTTGAGCGCCGTGATACGCTTCGTTTCAGCGTCATAAGATTGAATTTCGAGCTTCTTGAACTCAATAGTCTTGTCTTGCTTGAGTGCTTGGTTTTCTTGCGTCAGCTGCTGGATAGTTGCAGCAGCCTGAGCGGCAGCTTGTTGAGCCTGGATAGCAGGCACCGGAGGCGGTGCGCCGTCTTTTTCATCAAGCAGTTGGGGCGGAATGGTCTTCTTAAGACGTTCAGCCAGCTCTTCAGCGCCCGGCCAGTCTTGAGCTTTAACAACCAGGTCACCAGCGACTTGCATCAGTTCTGGGAAGACCTGAATGGCATCCATCATAGCCTGAGCAGCCTCAACCCGACGGGTCGTATAAGACGTACCAGTACTGAGGGCGACATCGAAGACACCAGCACCCAAATCGACTGAATGAGGGTCCATTGGATCGTTGATGCGTTGGAACTTCACAGCCTCGTCAGCCCCGATCAGACGGATAACACGAGTGCCATCGTAGATTTGGGGGATCAGTTGGTTGATGACGTCCCCACCCTCAAGAAGAGCAGCGTCCGCATTGTCATAGTAGGTCTGAGATGCGACGTCGCCTTCATGTTGGCGGTTCATGATTGCCTTACCGGACGTCTCGTTAGAGCGCATACCGAGGCTGGCGTCTTGAATGCCGGACACATCTTTCATGTCCTGCGTGTTCATACCAACTTCTTGGAAGATGGCATTCTGAGCTGCAGGAGGTTCGATCCGTTGGATGTTCTGCCCGATTATCGCTTCATCATTCACGATGAGCAAGGGGTCCCGGGTCAGGTGAGCCTTACGGAAGGCCTCCTGCCTGCCTTCAACGGCAGATTGGGTGGCCAGCCACTGCGCCTTAGGGGCGTAACCTAACTGTTCAGCGGCGATAGACCGCCAGAAGTTCTTAAGACGAGCAGGGTCTTTCATGAACCTGACGAGCCCATAACGAACACGGCGGCCAGCAACGTTAACGATGCGACCTGACATCCGAATAATCGGAAGCCTGTTCAAGCGGTATTCGTAAGGGCCCGCCAGGATTTCGGTACCAGTGCAATAGTGCATCTGAGCATATTTGCACCAGACCAAACGCGTCTTAGTGGGAGCACCATGAGTCTCAATCATCTTGTCGATGTTGGTCTCATCGATCTCGTACATCTGACCAGACTCGAATAGAGCCAAGGTCTTCTGACGTTCGATCATCCTCCAGTACTCGGTGACTCGATAGGACTCTTCATCCTGCCAGCCGGCCAGAGTAACACGGTCGATCTTATCAGTCTCAAGGAGGTTAGAGCCACCAGCAGCCTGAGGCCACTTACGACTGAACTCATCCTTGGGAATACGGTCATCAACAAAGACACGCTTGGCGTCTCTGCCGGTGGGGTCAACCGAGAAGCGGTCCCAGACGGTCGCCATCACGTCCTCGATGGGACGGATGAAGATGTCTTGATCGAACACGTCGTCTCTAGCGTACTCCACTGTAACTTTGTAAGCGCCGTCCCCGCATTGGATCATGCTTTCAAAGGCCTGATCATAAGACCGAGACGCACGACTTTGCATCTCAATACCACGAACTAGGTCTTCCCGCACATCGGCTACGTCGGTGTCACCATCATTAGACGGAACGACCTTGATGGCCTTCTGTGACTCACGCCAGTCACCCACGAGTTGGGCAGTGAACTGGGGAATAGTATTGATAACCAGGCAGGGAAGGCCTTTCCGTTGCTGCAGAACCACAGGGTCCCATTGCTCTCCAGCAGCGAAGCGAAGATCGTCAATTGCTTCGTAGCGGTTGATACGGTCAAAGTCGACGTCAGCTTGATATTGTTCGCGCATGTCAAGGATGAACTGCTCAGCACTGTCGAAGCCTTCCGGTACATAGTCTTTCTTTACCGGTGTGGCTTCAATCAGCTCCGGTCGACGAAGGTTCTGCTTTTCAGGGCTCACCTTCTTAGTGTCGAAGTCAGTTATTGACATTAAGCCATCCATCCTGTTGGTGTGTCGCGGACAGACTCAAACGATGAGTACTCGTCCTGTTTGGTTTTGTCGATCACGTCTGGGTCTGTTCGTTGGATACGTCGTCCAGCGATCTTGTCAAAAAGCTTGGTGAGACCCCAAACCAAGGCATCGACTCGGTCTGGACTTCCATTGGATATGGATCGTAGGTTGTCGATGGAGAACATACACATTTGATCTTCGAGCTTGTCGAATTGTCCAACGTGATGTACCCGACCTTGCTCGTAGAGAGCTGAGATCGGTTCCGCTCTGACCACCTTACCACGGCTTGCATGTACTAGCTCCACTGGGACGGATCGATCAACCGCCTTGATTGTGCTAAGGACCATGTCACCGCCCTGATTTTTCTCGGCGATGATTTTGTCCGCTGCCCAAGACCGGAAGAGCGAGACTGCTTTACGGGCCCAGTCCTCAGGGCTGCCACGAATTGTTCCATCCTCAAGGACATAACCTCTGGCGTAACCATCTTTGTCACGGGCTAGACCGACAACGACAATACCATGCTCGTCACTTCCCTCATTATTTGAGACCGCAGGGTCGACGGCAACGTAGACTCGTTCAAGATCGATAGTAAGTTCAGTAAGCCGACCCTTATCGATTGTCTCTCGGTTCCAGAGAGCGCCTGGGATGTCTTCGAGGATTTCTCCTGCGAGTTCTTGTCGTCCAAGGCGAGTACCCCCGTACTGTTCATAGAGCTGCTTGATTGTGTTAGACGCCAAGTTAGCCTTGTTGTCCATCGTGGCACCCATGGTGACCACTGTGTCAACGTCAGCTCTTAGCTTCTTAATGAGTGGTAGTGGACGCGGGGTCGTCGTGACCAGCGCCTGTGGGTGAAGACCCAAACGTAAGCCGAATTGAAGCTGGTTCCAAGTCTCCTGCATGTAGCGAAACTTGGCAAGCTCGTCAACCCAGGCGAAGTGATGTTGAGGACCACGCAACTGATCAGGCTCAGTAGCATTGTAGCACCAGGCCGTACTGCCGTTGGGCCATGACAGTCGACGGTTTGTAGGTGACCAGTTATCTGGAGTTAGGGTCGGATCGCAATTGATGATACCGCTGTCGCCCAGGATCATAACATCGCGGGCATCGGCTGCGGTCTCGGCAACGAGGGCAATACGGCAACCTGGGAACTCCAGGGCTTTCTGTCTGATCCACTCGGCCCCCATTCGGGTCTTCCCAAAACCGCGGCCGGCCATGACTAGCCAGGTATTCCACTCGCGGTCGGTTGGGGCCTTTTGGTTCTCGCGGGCCCAGAAATCCCAGTCCCACTTAAGCTGTGCCTTCTCCGCGTCCGTTAGGGAACTCAACAACGTTTCCCGCTCCTGCTCGCTTAGCGAGCTGAGATATTCTGCTGGTGAAATCAGTTGCATGTTCCTTCGTTAGTTGTTCAGTGCGAATGGCCTCACCATCCGGGCCAGAGATTTCCTGGCGGTCTTTGAAGATGCCGATTGTCTTACCGGCCAGTTCGATTGCCCTCAAGCGGTCTGGAGTCTTCTCATCACCTTCGATGATCTCCACCAACTTGTTCACAATGTAGTCTGCCTTGATCTCGGCTTTCTTTGTACGTTCTTCCATTCGACGACTGATCTCTTCACGAATGAGGGGATGTTGGGACAGACGGTTACCCAACTTCTGTGGATTGTCTGTAATGTAGGTTGACTGTCTGGCCGCTTCAGTGTATGACATGCACATCATGTACTTGTCGATGAAGTCACGCATCTTGTGGGTTAGTTCTTTACCCTTATTGTTGGTGCCCTTACTGGGCTCCTTGTACACGTTAGCGAAGGGCATCTACTATGCAAACTCCCCTATGTACGTTGCATTGCACGTAACCGATCCCCGGTTGAGGTGATTAGACACCAAATCATTAGTGACTATCGCAGCCGCCTTTTCACACTGTGCTTGAGACTCGAAGCCTCCTACAATCTCAGCATGAGGACCGCTAGCTGTTAAGACACAAACGATCAGTAACCAGATGGGCATCATGCACTCCTATTGGGGTCAATTCACTATTATACCATTTATTAAGACACAATGCAATCTAAATCGTACTTTGGTGTCTTGGAAAGGCGCGAAGCGCCTATGTACATCTTAAAGACTCTTAAAGAGACACATATTGATAATGTATTTTATAAGGAACATTGTTTATAATGTAACTCTCTAACACTCTATAGAGATATTATACTATTTCCCGCGACCTTTGTCAACATAAAAATGCAACTCAGGCGAGATTATTTGCAATGACACTACCCCATCCGTTGATTTTTTATGTAGAGATTGAGATGGCCTTACACTCACGCGCACGTCAACTCGATTTCATGCACCCCCCGCACCCACCCCCGTTCATATACCGCGAGGGGGAGAGTGTTCACGCTTTCGTGATCGAATGTTGCAACACTGCAATACATTGCAATCAACGTGCAACAATACCAGGGCATTGTCGGGGGGTCGGCAACGGAACCGACCTCATAGCCCAGTGTCCTTCGGGACCTATCAGGAGACTAGCCTAATGGCTCGCTTAAACCCTAAGCGTCGCCGCATGGTCAAGCAAGCCGCGCTGTTTAACAGCATCGTGGCGGAACATGGCCCTGCGCATGACGATAGTTCTAAGCTGCAACGCGGAAGCCCTCGCACCTCGCAAGAGAAGATGGCCAACCGACTGCACATGAGAGCGCCTAGCTTTTCCAATATCGACGTTAAAGCTCCCGCTTGGATCAAGATTGGCGCCAAAAGCGTCTATCAAGGTCACAAATAGACTAGTCCCTGATCACGTAACTGTGACCGGGCTTCAGATTGACAATACCCTGTAACCCAAGGGAATATGGGTCCATAGCTAACTGTGTGTCCGAAAGGACCCGACCTAGTTCCAATCGGAACAGGTGTCACGTCTTTGGACGGGGCGAGACCCCAACGCTCACTCTATGTGGGCTGAACGGTCTTACCTCTACTCGCCAATGGTGACAACTGGACTAGGTGTGCACCGATAAGGTAGTCGTCAGGATTGCCGTTCCCAAATGGGTCAATTTCGGATCGCGGACTAAATCCGTCTCAACTGCGTGGGGGAACCCCGGAGTTCAGGGATTTAGCGACCGTTGCAATGCGCTTGCGAGACTAGCAATCTCAATGGGCGACACACATTGCACGGTTCGCAGGAAGCCGCACAACAAGGTATGGGCCATAAGCTCCCCGTGCCGAATGTGCAACACGTTTAGTGTTGCTCTGACGGGATGCTCTTGGAGCGTCCCATGATCAGACAACAATTCCAACAAATCATCAAAGACTATGACCGTGGCCTGATCAGTCGGGCCTTCGCTGTCTATGGCTTAACCGTGCTATTGCTTGAAACGGCTGAGGAGGGTCTAGCGCCCTCTGATGTCGCGTTCATGCTTGGCCATCATCCCGCGCTGATACAGCGTTCTGAGGCCCTTCATTGAAGCCTCAACAATACATCGTGTGTTACAGTGACGCCAAGGGCACAAAGGTTCACATCTATGGACCGTTTGTGTCTGACAGCATCGCTGCGGACTTTTGCGATGACCTTCCCGAGCCCGTCTCGGGACATAAGGGTATTAAGCCTCTGTCCACATACACACAACACGAAGTCCTTTTAGCGGCTGGTGAGATACTTCAAGCCCGCCAATCACAACCCGTATAACAATTACGGGCATCCCGTTAGACCAGCACTAAACGTGACTGGAGCACATACCATAATGGTGTGTGTTTGGAACCTATTCGGGAACCTACAAATGACCAAAGTTATCACTTCAGCCGCTGGTCTCGTTCTCCTTGACAAGGATGAACAGATTGCGAACCAAGACGCCGTTCGGACGCACCTTCTGTCTGCGGACACGATGGTCCATTCTGCTGGCGTCCAAGCCCTGTTCCACGCCTCAATCCACGGTAACACGGGTTTGATGCGTCGTCTGCTGATCGACGTGATCAGCGACACCATGGGCTATCGTCGTCAAGGTCTCATCTCGTGGATGCGCAAGCACTCCCCGATGGAACTCGTCGGCAAGGAGATCAAGCTCACCGGCATGATCGAGAGCGAAGCTCAGCGCAAGCTGATGCTCGAAATGTTCCCCAACGAAGACCCGGCCCTATTCGTGGTCGGCGAACGTCGTCCGTTCCTCGTGGACGCGGCGAACGCTCAGTTCTTCGGCAAGGACAAGGCCAACGCCGAACAAGTCAAGCCGGTGTTCCAAGCCACCCTCCTGAGCCCCGTTTTCGCGGTGCAGAAGAAGTTCAACTCGGCTATCGAGAACACCGTCAACGGCAAGCCCGTGGACACCAGCAAGCCCTACTATGCGGGCAAGTACGGTGATCAGGTGGCCAAGGCCATGGAAGACATCAAGGCGATCCTTGACACGCTTCCGGCCGACGTGACCAAGGACGTGATCGAGGCGCAAGCCCGCATCAAGACCGACACCGAGTTCCTGGCGGCTGCTGCTGCGGCCCAAGAACCGGCCAACAAGGAAGATGACGGCGAACCCAAAGAACGCCTCGTCGGCTAACTAGCGTGTTGCACCCCTGGTCGATTTCCCGCAACCTTTTGACTGGGGGTGCAGCATGTTCGCTTACTCTTACACGACTACATGCGTGCGTGACGTTCGCCAACCTTTTCATACAGCATGTAGTCTTGTGAGCGCAAGCGGTACGCCCCCCAGCTTGCTTGCTGCTCAACGGCCCCCTCCCGGTTTTTACCGAATGACCCCAAGTCCCCCGACAGTGGGTCACGGCTGCTTTGGGAGGGGGCCACCCATGAGGCCATATCATTAGATGACTACACAATCCTATCACATATCTAAACGCATCGGCTCACAGGCTGCGGTGCTGCAACGTGTGATTTGTGTCTGCAACGGCTCGTGACTGTGACCCAGCGCCAGATCAGACTAACGAAACCAGTGGTTTAGCGGCCACGGACGGACCTTCGTAATGTTGTGTGGTCTTCTAATCATATGGGAGGCTATGATGAATGTTAGTCACTTGACTAATGCTGAACTCTGTAAAGCTCTGGCCGACGCGGCTGAGTTTAATGAGGAGAAGGTCAGGGTCAAGCGTGAAATGTCAAGCATGTTCTCAGCACGCAACAAGGCTCGTGTGGATGAGGTCATTGGCACACACGCTAGGTTCGCTCTTCTGTGCCGTGGAGAGTGCAGGCGTTTGCAAAAGGGAGGGGCGTGATGATCAAGGTTGTTGTTGACTATGGCGACAAGCAGAACCTCACGTTCTCCTGTCATTCATTCGCCCTCGGCATGGCTCGTTTCAAGTACGAGTGTGCTGTCTTCCGTCTCAACATGATGATGGGCGGTAGTCCCGTTCAAAGTGTTGAATTGATTGAAGAAGATGGCAAGGCCATTCACAAGGTTGTGTGGTCTCCTGAGAAGGGCGACGTTACAGCGTCGTTAGATTGATGTCAGATCGCATCGGTCTGGTTGGTGAACCTGAGTTTGAGACTGTTCGTGAACATGGGGGCGATTGTCCTCATGGTTACGTGACCGTTTGCAAGGCTGAGGGTTCAGGAATTGTGGGTTACGTTCCCTATGATGAGGTTGAGCGTGACACTCACGGTTTCTACATCAAGTCAAGCACAAAGTTCATTGACTCTGGAGGGCGTTAACAATGGCACAAGTTGCATTAGTGTGGACTGACACCGATAGCTCAAATGTGAGTGCGGTGGCTTATGACACCCCTACCAAGACCCTGTGCGTTAAGTTTGGGTCTGGTGGCATTTACACCTACAAAGGTGTTGACAATGAGATTTACGTCGACTTGGTCCACGCGGAAAGCGTTGGCCGGTACCTGAACCAGGTCGTCAAACCGAACTACCCTTATGAACGGTTCGAGTCTGAGGCTGATTTGCTTCACGACCTGGGGGGCTAATCATAGGGGATTGCGGACGGTTCACCGCTATTTTAACGAACCGGGGTACTACACACACCTTCTCCATTTTTAGACTTGCCTTTACTTTGGGTGTCTTGCTAGATGCTCGATCTTTACTCTGTGTCTACTTAACCTGTGGCGGAATGATCGCAGGAATGACCTTAACATCATCATCGTGAATGAAAGCAACCCCAAATGTCAAAGCAAGTCGATCAAAAGCCCTCCACAGTTGCGGCTGAGCCCGCTGCGGAGCGCAATCTCTATGTGCAGGTCACGACGACCAACGACGCCGGCAAGGTGATCGGAACGCGGATCGTCGACCTCTATCACTTCGGCACCCGCAACTGGCTGCACAATCACGCCTGGTGGGCGATGCACAACGGTCACAGCATCGAGACCGAAGTGGCTCACCCCGACGACGTCAGCGCCTATCTCGCCGAAGGCAAGGCGAAGCTGGCCGAGAAGTTCAACAAAGCCGCGTAATAAGTTTCTCCGTCCCGGGCCATCGCGAGACTCTTAAGTCCGTGATCTGAGGCGGTGTAATTCGTTACGTCGTCTCTTATGTGCGGTAACCGGAGGAAGGATTACGCCCGGAGACCTGAGAGGCAACCAGGGTAGCGCCCTGGCCAACGTCCAGCGTAGGCGTGACAGGCGGGGAGAGACCCGCACACTCATTCGATTTCACCGTCGTTACAATCATAGTCAGGGAGGCTTTGAGCCGTTGATCTGTCTAGTCCACTGTACTTATGTGGTTACGAAATGATGAGTACGACCTGTGAGACCCAAACGTCCAGGGTTAGGGCGTGGCACCAGGGAGAGACCGGACCAACAGAGGGACTACGAATATGAAGATCATGATGATCGCCGCACTTGCGGCTATAACAGCGTTGTGTGCCTGTTCGGCGGCTGATCAAGCCGACACGTTCAACTACGGCCAACAAGGGCGCGTGACGTGTTACGCGTCTGGGGTTCCGTACTTCGACGACTTCAGCACCGGCAAGGTCGAGCACCACGACGGCGGCGCTTCGTACTTCGTGTCTGCGTCCACCAACCGCCTGACCGAGGTGTACGGCAACTGTGTGGTCGATTTCGGCGCCACACCACAGCCGGGTTTCAAACCAATTCGCTGAAAATAAACCATTTGACTTTTAAAACTGGGAGGTAATTCAATATGTTAGTTCAAATGATGCCACGTCGGAAGATCAACTGGACTGCCACGGTCTTCTGGGTGACCTACCTCTTGGTCATGGTCTTGGGCTGTTGGTTTCTTGCCAATCGCTTCATGCACCCTCCAATGCGTGAGGTTCAGGTTGTGAACACTTGCCCACGCCTGCCACAATCCTATCAACAACAACGGATCATGATCACATGAACCCACTATCGAAGCTCCTGTACTTCGGGAACGTCGCCGGCAACCTGGGAGGATTTTGTGTCTTCCTGGGTATTGTCTTCCTCATCGTCGCTGTCGTGACGTTCATCGTTCACAACGTGATGATGGGCGAGATACTCGAAAAGTTGAAGTACAGCCGTGGCGACGACAACGAGCTGGTCAAGAAGGCGATGAAATACCACATCATCCCTTTCTGGTCGCCATTCTTCCTGTTCCTGTCGGTGGTCGTGTGGACCCTCGCGGCGTTCACCCCATCGCAGGACACCGTCTACGCCATTGCGGCGTCTGAGGTCGTCGGGAAGGCTCTGGCAAGCCCCCTGGCGACCAAGACCGAGCAGGCGTTGGAAGCGTGGCTTGACAGCAAGATCAAGGCTGTCCAGGCACCTCCACCGACGGACAGTAAGTAGTGCGTTACCGCGCTATCAAGACTTCTCACGGTCGCAACATCGTTCAGAAGTCGCCACTCTGGTTCGTTTGGCTTTTCGTGTCTGCTCATTCGTCTCCGGACGAGGCTATAGGTACCGCTGTGAGTCTCTCACATCAGGGCAAGCTTGATAGTCGTGAGTACCGCATGTACGATATCTGGCCTGAAGACTATGGCTGGTAATCGTAGGTGTATCCCTCCGTGGTCGGGGAAGGTTGTAGGACGGTTCAAAGTCCAAATCTTCCCCGATAACCCCGAGAACCCTATCAATGTGACTGACACAACGGTCACAACAATTGGTCTCAATCTTTCTATTGATGACCTGGACGACCTGATTTACGCACTCACCAAAGCCAAGTGGCGGGTGTTGAAACCAGAAAACTGTTGACAAAGCCTTATTTTAGTGTACAATCCTTATAAGGCGTTGGTAATACCCCTTAGTCAGTAGAGCTTGCTCCTGACTTGTGTTCACTCGTTTGAACCCCTTTTAATCTCCCCGAACTAAGAGGCCATATTGGCTGCTAAGAAAAAGGAAGTCCCGGCTGTAGTTGCCCCGATCAAGGACAACCCGGCTGAGAAGAAGGTCATCGACATTGTCGTGGCCCGTTATCGGTTTATGAACGGAGGCAACCCGTGTGCCTTTGGTGTCTTTTCAAACGACGGCAATAGACACACTGAACATCCTACGGCCCCCTGTCACGCTCAACTCCAATATTGGGGTGCGAAGATCGGTAGCTCGTATTATGGTCAAGGTGCCTGTGAGTTCGACCAACTGATCACGTCCTATTGGGCAGTGGAACCACTTGAGTTCCGCTACTTCGACTTCCTTAAGAATCGTTTGTTCAAGAACTGGTCTGATCTGATCACTCTTGAAGCGTCGGAGCATCACATTGACTTCGACAAGAAGAAGGACGGCGCTGTCCATGTGCCTCCTCACGTTGCTGGGTTGGACAAGGAGAAGTATCAGGATCAACCCTGGTATTTCATTCGTGTGTCTGACCTCTCTAAAATCCCTGCCAATGTCCTGTACAACTTCTGCATTGCCACTCGTGTCACTGTTGAGTACAGGGAGTTCCTGAAGACTTGGGGCAGGCTGTGTGAGGCTGGCGTGGACCCTGGTGTGGCATTTCTATTGGCCAACACCGGAACAGTCTGGCCCGTCAAAGCGGCGGACATCATGAACACCAAGACCAGTGCCAACTACGGGGCACGAGGCCATTGGGCTTATGACAACGACCCCGATCTTGAACGTTTCGTGAGGGGCAATCCCGACTCCACGAAGTTCGGCAAGATGTACAAGGAAAAGACCGGTGACTGCCGGCCTGCCAATGTCATCTGGGGTAATCTTGGACGTGCCAGCCAGGCTCAATACCTGGGCAAGACGCCGAAGGAGATCATGCAATCTTTCGGTCTGATACCGGCGGAGCCGACTCCACCAGACGCCAAAGACAATCCAAATCGGATGGAAGCCGTGAAGGAAATTCCGATGGAAGATGACGATGACGATCTGTTGGATGAGGACTTTGACGACGACGATAACTTTGATGATTTTGATGATGACGAACGAGACGAGGACGATGACGACTTCTAATAAGCGTGTGCTTACCGTTTATAGCCATCGCGACTGGGGTGGTGAGGACAGCACTACAAGGCTATTCGCCGGCTACGGTTTCAAACCCGTGGTTCACCCTGACGGCGCTGATATTATTGTGTTCAATGGCGGCGAAGACATCGCCACGTCCATCTATGGGGAGCGGCCCATCTCCGCGTACATCCCCGAACATCCGAGCCACCGTGATCGGACCGAGATGCAACTGTTTGACGAGTACAAAGATCGTTCTGACAAGATGATCGTTGGCATTTGTCGTGGTGCGCAGCTCCTCAACTGCCTCAACGGCGGCAAACTCTTTCAAGACGTGAACAACCATACCAGGTCCCACGATATGTTGGACATCAAGACCGGTAAAGTTTTCCGGGCCACGTCTACTCACCATCAGCAGATGATCCCGGGCGCCCATGGCGAGATCGTGGCCATCGCGTCTGAAAGCACGGTCAAACACAACGAAGCTAACAGGCAGAACATCAATCCTGGTGACATCCAACTCGGCGCCGACATGGAAATCATGTGGTACCCTGGTCACCGCACGTTGTGTATCCAAGGGCACCCCGAGTATGTTCCGGGTTCCGCATTCGCCGACTATTGTATCGGCCTCATCCATGGTTATTTTAAGGAGAGTGTCACATTTGCGGCTTAGTCGGCATGGCAGGCGATCTCAGCGGGGTCCAAACCCGAGACGCCTTCACTGAACTTCTTCTCGTGGACGTAGTCCGAGGTCATCACTCTACGGGTGTGGCGGGGGTCTTGCGTAACCACGAGAATGAAACCAATCTGGTCAAAGCGCCAGTTCCAAGCTTCGAACTCATTCTGCAGGATGAATATAAGAAGCTCATCAAAGACAAGCCGCTCAAGGCTCTCATCGGTCACAATCGGTGGGCTACAATTGGGGACTTGTCTGAAGCGAACGCCCATCCGTTCGACTTCGACGGTCTGGTCGGTGCTCACAACGGCACCATCGACCGGCACACCTTGAAGGACCTGCACCAGAACGCCATGTTCGACACGGACAGCCAGGCCCTCTATTCCAATCTCAACCATCACGGTCTCCAAGACACCATTGACAAGGTAACAGGGGCCTGGGCGTTGACTTGGTTCGACAAGAACGCCAACACCATCAACTTCCTCCGGAACGACAAACGGCCCCTCTACTACACCTACAGCTACGACCACTGCACCCTCTTCTGGGCGTCTGAGCTGGAGATGTTGAAGTGGGTCCTGTCCCGTAACCGTGTTCGGGTTATGACTGAGAAGGTCGCCGGCAAGGAAGTTGAACGTTGGTTCGTTGTTGAAGCAGACATGCACACATCCTGGAAAGTCCCGGACGGCATCAACAAGAAGTTCGATGGTCCGAGGCTAAAAGAATGTAAGCATACCTTTCCTGTTTACAAGTATGAGCCGCGCAACGCGGCCGGCTACATGGGTCAGAGTGCCATCCCTTTTCTCCCCAGGAACGGTGGGACTACTGGGCAGGGGTCAACAAACCAGGATTTCCGTTCGTCAGGGAAGACGACGAAGAACTCGGGGCCTTTTGGTGAAAACAAAATAGACACGACAAAGTTCCGTCCGCCTTATAAGGACGCGAACGGCCTGACGTTTGGCAAGAAAGCTTTTGAGGCTCTGGTGTCTAATGGGTGTGTCTTTTGCGAGGACAACACTCAGAAGTGGGGTGACTTCATCATGCCTATGCGTGACGACCTCACCGGCAAGAAGATTTTTCTTTGTGAGGAATGTTACAACGAAGACGAAACCCGTGAGTTGTGTACTCACATCATGATTTCCTGAGGACAAACATGAAGAACATGATCCTGGTCGGCGCTGACCCTGAACTGTTTATGCGTCACCCCGACTCCAACGACTTCATCTCGGCTCATGGTCGAGTTCCTGGAACGAAGAGCGAGCCCTTCAAGGTCCCGTTCGGCGCCATCCAGGTCGACGGCACAGCTCTGGAATTCAACATTGATCCGGCCAAGACGGTGGAAGAGTTCGTTCACAACATCAAGGCGGTGAAGACCACCCTGGAGAACTATGTGCCGGGCTACAACGTGGTCGCCGAGCCGGTGGCCATCTACGACGAAGACTACTTCAAGTGGGACGTGCCGGCGTCCGCTCAGGAACTCGGGTGTGATCCCGACTTCAACGGCTGGACTGGTCTGGTCAATCCTCGGCCCGACCCGAATGGCAAGCCCATGCGCACCGCCAGCGGCCACATCCACATCGGCTGGGGCGAAGGCTTCGATCCGCACAGTCCCGCTCACTTTGAGCAGTGCTGCCGGGTGGCTCGCCAGATGGACTACTATCTCGGCATCCAGTCTCTTCTCTGGGACAAGGACGGCACTCGTCGTGAACTCTACGGCAAGGCCGGCGCCTTCAGACCCAAACCCTACGGCATGGAATATCGTGTTCTGTCTAACCGCTGGCTGGCCAACGACGCCCTCACTGCTTGGGTGTACAAGGCTGTTCAGCTCGGCATGGAACACGCTGCACTCGGTCGCTGGGCCGAGAACGTTTATGGCGACAGTGCCATGAAGATCATCGACCAAAACCAGGTCGACTGGAAGGACAAGTTTCTCATCTCTTTGGACTTGGAGAAGGTTCCGGCCTAAGTGAAGACCAAATTCGACAATCTGGACGACGCCCGCGCAAAGCTCGTGGGCACCTACGGGTATATGGGCGGCAAGGCTGTCTATATCAAAGACGTCCAACATCATGAAGGCAATGCGGAGAAGTTCTCTGCGTTGGTCTCCACGATGAATGGCGGAAGGAAGCATCTGATCATGTTGGAAGATGAGCAGTTCAACTGCACTGATTTCAACATCGGTTATGTGAACTTCCTACAGGGTTGCGTGTGGTACTATCGTGTCCCTCAAAAGCAATATCGTCAAGGTCTGCACCCCAACCAGGTGAAGGCTAAGATGTCTAAGCGGGAACATGCTGCCGGCGTTAACTTCAATGCTGGCAAACCTGTTGCCGACATGCTTGAGAACACCTATCCGAAACCTGCCCAGGCCATCGACCTGATCAAGACCGGAGCGGCTGTTGTCGTGGCATTTCATCGTGACTTCGCTATTAGTCTTGACAGAATTCACGCCGATTACATCGTCGAACATAAGGGCACCTTGATTGGTCACACTGCGGACCTTAAGGACTTCCGCCTGATGGAAGAGTTTCAACATCTTACCGAAAAACTTATGGAGTGCGTGGCCTGATGCGAACGAAGCCTATGCATCTTGACACCAAGTTCTTTAACTATCTGGGTCACAACCAGAACCCTGCGCAAATCCCAGAGGATGCGTTCGGTGTGGAAGTTGAGCTGGAAGGTCGGAACATTATTACCGACGATCCACGAATTTTGAAATTGTGGGGAGCGCATCGTGACGGATCGCTTCGTGTCGTTAATCCTGGTGATCAGTCGACCGAATACACTTTCAACGGCGCCTATGATCTGAAGACGACCGAGAACGCTATCAATCTTCTCTTCGACTATCTGACTGGGCCCAATGCTCGCGTCAACGAGAGCTATCGGACTTCCATCCACGTCCATGTCAACTGCATGAACGAAACTTATCGCACGATCTATAACTATATCACTCTTGCCATCATTCTGGATGAACTACTTGTCAGTCAGAACGGCGACCATCGGATCGGCAATAATTTCTGTCTTCGGGCGAAGGACGCGGAAGGTCAGATCGACGCTCTGATCGGCTCTATTGACGGCTTCGGGGACGCATTCCACGGTCTCGGCGAGAACCATCGTTACTCGTCAACCAATCTGGCATCCTTGACCAAGTTCGGCACTGTCGAGTTTCGGTCTTTGGAATGCACGATGGATCGTGATCGTCTCATGCACTGGATCAAGACCCTCCAGACCATCAAGGAAAGCGCACGTAGGTACACCAATCCGAAGGAGGTTATCGGTCTGTTCAGCAAGCTTGGTCCTCGTCTGTTTCTCGGAACCATTCTCGGTCCTCAAGCTGCCAAATACGTGGCTGTCCCGAACTTCGACAAGATGCTCATCAACGGGATGCGCTTGGCCCAGGACTTCGCTTATTGCGCCGAATGGAAGGCGTACAAGGTGGGGGAGCCGCAGGTCAAGGAACTCAAGAAGATGCCCGCTGGTGGAGGGCATGAATTTGCTGGACAGGAGCTTGAATTCCTCCGTGAACAAGCTGGTCGTCTGGCTCCTCAACCTTTGAACCGCCGCCCCGGTGGTATCCAGTTCGGTGATGCTCAAGCACTCGCCGGCTGGGGTGAACGTCCGGCTCGTCCGGCACCAGCTCCTCGTCGACGCAACCGTGATGGTCAGTTCGCTGCCATGGCGGAAGCTGCTGAAGCTGTTCCTGTTCCTGATCCTCGTCAAGCTCCTCAGCCTGATGTCAACCCTGCTCAAGACGCCATGGCTCGGTGGATACGCATCCAAGAGGCTGATCTGGCAAATCAGCGTCGAATGGAAGCTGCGCAAAACATGATGGGCGGCAATTGGGTCGCTCAGGGACAACACGTCCAAGTTCCACTCCCCAACAACAATGAAGAGGACTTCTAACGTGACCAAGTGGCTGTACACTGGCGGCAGACCGTCAGACGGGGCAAAGCTTCTTGCCGAACACCCCGGCTTCAAGCGCTGTATCACAGGCCGGGACCTGAAACCCGGTGACACTATCATCAACTGGGGCTCTTCGGCGGACATCAATCCCGCCAAGGTCAAGCCTGGCGTCATGGAACGCTGCACGGTCCTCAATATTCCCCGGGCCGTGGCGCAAGCAGCTAATAAGCTGTTGGCCTTCCAAGGCATGGACGAGAAGGCGCAACTCGTTCCCTGGACGGCCGATCAGAAGGTCGCCCAGGCATGGTCGGACGACGGCAAGACGGTGGTTGTCAGAAATAAGTTGACAGGCCACTCAGGAGAGGGTATTATTATCGTGGAGCCTCATGCTCCTGTTCCGGCTGCCCCTCTCTACACTCGGTACATCTTCAAGCAGAAGGAATTCCGGGTTCACGTCGTGGCCGGCAAGGTGGTCGACACCCAACGGAAGATCAGGGACCCAGCTCGGGAACCCGCCAACTGGAAGGTTCGCAGCCACGAGAACGGGTTCATCTATGCCCGTGATGGTGTGGAAGCGGACGCCAATCGGAACTTCCAAGCCATCGAAGCCTGCAAGGCCTTGAAGCTGGACTTCGGCGCCGTCGACATCGTTCAAGACAAGAACGGGGCGTACTTCGTCCTTGAAATCAATACCGGCCCTGGCCTCGAAGGTCAGACCGTGGAGAACTACGCGGAGGCGTTCGCCAATGGCGGCAACCGTTAGGCTTCGGTTCCGAGACGATCTTCCGGACCACCTGGAAGAACGACTTATCAACCGTTGTGGCTTTCGGGTCTACGCTCGGAAGCGGTATGAGTATCTCATTGTTGAGAAGGTACCACCCTATACGTGCTTCGAAGCTCTCGTCAATGGAGAGTTGCCTGAGCACATCCAACTAGCTTTGCGGAAACGCATGAACAACGTGATCAGTCTCTATGTTGACCCTGACGCCAATGAAATGGAGATCAGGGGTCGTCTCGAACGTATCGCGCAAACACTGCCGACGTTCCAAAGGAAGTTCGTCCGCCAGTGGATTGACGACAACGTAGGGAAGTATGGCGAATGAGATGCTACATCTGTGATGCAGACAGTGAAACTGTTCAGTTTGAGCACGGCGAGTACGGTCCGTGTGCTGATTGCCAAGCGGCGATCTTCGAGTGCCTTCAAGGGTACCCGGACGTAACCAATGACCCGGACGATGAGTTCGTCTTGATGGAGGACTAATGGCTGAACGCGTAATCTTCTTGGACCTAGATGGTCCTATGATCCCTGGGAGAGCCTATCAAATGGCCTCCCAGACTCGACCTATTGTGAAGACCTTTGATCCGTGTGCCGTAGGGATGCTCAATGAGCTGTGCAAATTCCGGGACTACAAGATCGTCCTACACTCGTCTTGGATTAAGATATTTGGAGGCGAGGACACGTACAAGCACTGCATTGAACAGGGGATCAAAGCGGAGTTCTTTCACAAGGACGCTTGGTGCGACGAGCGAATTGGGTGGCGCTACACTCGCGTTGCCAAGTGGCTCCGAGAACATCCGGGAGTGGAGGAGTACTTTGTTGTCGATGATGAGCCCTACAAGGCCGACATGGACGAAGCCAATCCCCATCCAGTTGACCTCGCCGACCATCTCATCCTCGTCGATTTCAATGACGGACTCCTCATGAAGCACACCGCCAAGATGTATGGAGATAACCATGTCCTCCGCCAGCTCAATTAACAAGTTCGAGTACGGCTATCTTAAGGGAGACAAGGTTATGTGGCCCGGCTGGGGTGCAGCTTTTGGTGTTGTTATGGAGTTCTGTGAGAGCCGGGGCTATGGTGGCTTCGGTACGCCAACAGAACGTGGACTGAAGGCTATGGAAGAGTATGAACAACAAACGCATTAAGCACCTGCAAAGCGTCGCTCATGACGAAGCTGTTCGACTTCAATCTGCCGCAGACAACGGGAAGATCATACTCAATCTGGCGTCTGCTGTTGGTATCTGTAAGCTGATCGAGGAGCTGTGTAAGTGTCTGGCCGAACCTGGGTAGCTGCTGACCACCATTTCGGTCATCGTAATATCCTCAATTTTCTAGACGCTGACGGGGACCGCATTCGTGGTTCTGTCTTCGCTGACATAGAGGCACATGATGATGGACTTGTTGAGCGCCACAATGCTGTGGTTGCTGATAACGACCGTGTATATCTGTTGGGTGATGTCGCTATTAATCGGCGTGCTCTTAGCACTTTACATCGTCTCAAAGGCCGCCTTGTATTGGTCAAGGGGAACCACGATATCTTCAATCTTAAGGACTATCTTCCTTTCTTCGATGACATCAGATCGTGTGTCGTACAAAAAGACCACGACGGTAACAAAGTAATTCTAACCCATATTCCTGTCCATCCCGACTGTCTGGGTCGGTTTGGTACAAACATTCATGGGCACTTACACCAGAATAAACTGCAGGACCCAAATTATATTTGCGTGAGCCTGGAGCACACTAATTACCAACCCATCGAAATTCACGAAGCACTTAAGCTGCGAGGCCTGCGGGTCTAGCGACGCTAATGGGCTTTACACGGATGGTCACACGTATTGCTTTTCATGCGGCGCAACAACCTTTCCAGAAGGGAAGGACGACGCTATCGTTACTGACATCCGTAAGGACTACGCCAATCTAACAGACCGCAAGATCAGCCGCGTGAGTGCTGAGAAATATCAAGTCTGGCGAGACACAGAGAATGGCAAGACATACTTTCCGTACTTCGCGACGGATGGACGGAACCATCTTTCTAATAAGGTGCGATACCCAGACAAAGAATTTTCTGTTGAGGGTGATCTTAAGCACTCAGGACTTTTCGGACAGCAACTTTTCCCAGCAGGAAGTGCTAAATTCATTACCATCGTCGAAGGTGAATACGACGCACTTGCTGGTTACGAGCTTATGGGATCGCGATGGCCTGTCGTTTCTGTCCGTAACGGAGCTGATGGAGCTGCTCGTGATATTGCGGACAATTTTGAGTACCTTAATAGCTTCCAGAACATCGTCGTCTGCTTCGACCGGGACGAAGGCAAGCTAAATGAGAGAACGGGCCAGATACGTTATCCCGGTCAAGAGGCGGCCATAGCGGTTGCCGGCATGTTCCCTATCGGCAAGGTTAAAGTTCTTACTCTTGCAGAAGCCAAAGACCCGAATGACTATCTTAAGCAGGGGTTTAGGGAACAATTTAACCGTGAGTGGTGGGCTGCCCCTACCTTTACTCCTTCTGGTCTTAAACTCGGAAGGGAAATGTGGGACGAAATCTCTTCCCCGAAGAACTATGAGACCGTTCCATATCCATGGAAGGGACTTAACGATCAGACTTATGGCATACGACTTTCCGAGCTTGTCGTGGTCACAGCCGAAACCGGAGTGGGCAAAACTTCGGTTCTCAAAGAGATCGAGTTTCATCTACTCAAGACTCATGAGTCGGCAGGTATCGGCCTTCTACACTTGGAAGAACCTAACTCGGACACGGCACTCGGGCTCATGTCTATCGAGGCCAATAGGCCGCTCCATCTTCCAGATGTTAGGGAAGCTACGAGTCAGGACGAACTAAGGGATTTTTATGATAAGGTCGTTAACACTGATCGCCTTGTTGTGTACGATCACTTTGGCAGTAATTCTATTCAAGAAATCCTCAATAAAGTACGCCATATGCACAACTTGGGGTGCAAGTACATTATTCTCGATCACCTTTCTATTGTTGTTTCTGATCAGTCTGGTGATGAAAGAAAACAGCTAGACGAAATTTCGACCAAGCTCAAGACTCTCTGTATGGAATTGAATATCGCAGTCATCTGTGTCATTCACCAGAACAGACAGGGCCAAATTCGTGGCACTGCGGGTGTTGAGCAACTAGCCAATATTGTCATGAAACTTTACAGAGAGCGACTGTCAGAAGACCCCTGGCGTCGCAATGTTACCAAAGTAACCATTGAAAAGAACCGTTTCTGTGGCCGCACTGGCCCCGCAGTTTACCTGCATTACAACGAGTTCACGGGTCGTCTCAACGAACTAAACGACGAACAGATCAAGGTGTACAATAGCGGTGGTGCCGCAGACATCGAGGTCTGGTGAAATACCTACCCAGTCCAGTAGACTATCACAAGTACTGGTACATTGACGTGGAAGCAGACAGCCTGACACCCACAAGGCTGTGGTGCATGTGCGCCTCTAGGATGGACTCCGATGAGGTTATTGAGTTTGTGGGACATGACGAAATCCGCCGGTTCTTTGACGGATTGAAAGGAGAAGAAGTATATTATGTTGGGCATAATGCTCTTAGCTACGATAGTGGCGCTCTTAGGAAGTGCGTATCTCGCGGTCCGACGGTTGACCAAACAGTTGATACCCTCATTCTCTCTTATCTCTATGATCCGGCAATGCCTGGTGGCCATTCATTGGCCGCTTGGGGCGAAAGACTAAAAGACCCCAAAGGTGAATGGAACGACTTTAGCCGCTACACCCCCGAAATGGGTAAGTACTGTGCTCAAGATGTGAAACTAGGCAAGAAGGTCTTCAAGGCCCTGGTCCAGCGGATGCTTCGCATGGGATTTAGTGAACTGTCATGCCAGATCGAGCATGAGATCAGAGAGGTAATTGATGAACAACAAGCCAACGGATGGTACTTTGACATCCCTGGAGCACAAGCTCTTGTTGCTCAACTCAGAAGTGAGCAAGGTGGACTCGAAGGAGTTATTCGCGATCTCTTCCCGGATCGTCTCGAAGACATCCGCACTTACAACCGACGATCTAAAGCGGATGGCAGCGATTATGAAAGCTATCTCCGACATTGTCGAGAGTATCCCGAAATCCGCCACAACGACGACGGAACATACACCGTCCTCGATTGGAAAGAGTTCAACATTGGGAGTCCAAGTCAACGGACTACTCGGCTTCTCGAACTAGGATACGTTCCAACTAACTTCACACCCAAGACAGAAAAAGGTGGTGGAGGCAACCCAAAGGTAGATGAGGAGACGCTCCTGGCATATGCCGAGGAGTCTCAGCAACCCGCTGTGAAGGCCATTGCAGAATGGCTTGTACTGCAGGGTAGAGCTACGATGGTTGAAGGTTGGCTGAACAACGTCAACTATGACGATCACTGCATGCATGGCAGGGTAATGACCTGTGCTGCCACAACCCGACGGATGATCCACAACTCACCCAATACGGCGAACATCCCTAAGGCGAAGAAAAAGGTGAAGTATGGGATCGAATGTAGACGGCTATGGCAAGCGCGACCTGGACGTATTGAAGTTGGATACGATGCCAGCGGTCTGGAAATGCGCATGTTTGCTGAATATCTTAAGAACGATGAAGCTACTCTCCTGTTCACCACCGGGGACCCGCATATGCTCAATACTCGAAACCTCGGATTTGAGGATATCATGCGAGACCTCACCGTCAAGAACGGATTTTACGCTTATCTTTACGGAGCGCAAGACCCAAAGTTGGGTGTCACGCTTAAACCAGAGCTTCAAGGGAATGCCGCTAGAGAATTTGGCAAGTGGGCTCGTGGAGTCCTTGAACAAGGGACGCCCGGACTTGCGCGACTTGTTGCTCAAATCCAAGATGAATTCCGAGGGTCGGGCGGGATATTGTCTACAATTGATGGGGGATTTGTGCGATGCCCCAGTCAACATGCGGCACTCAATTACAAGCTCCAATCTGCTGGCGCAATTGTAATGAAGCAGACTGCCATTCTCGCTCGGAAGGAGATTATCCGTTTGGGTCTGGACAGCATGCTCGTGGGAACAATCCATGATGAAGGACAACATGACAGTAAAGTCGAAGACGCCCAAGAAGTTGGACGGGTCTGTGTTCAAGCCATTGCGGACGCCGGGGAAAGCCTTGGTTTTAGAGTACCCCTCACGGGAGACTTCAAGACCGGAGCCAACTGGGCCGAGTGCCACTAAGACCTGTAACTACTGCGGTGGTCCTAACTTTAATGTGTACGGAACTATGTGCACAGAATGTGATCATGATCGTTAGTTTTACGTTGACAAACCCTACTGATTAGGGTATTATAATAGAGTAAGGTGTTTGGAAGTGATACAAACAACAAGAACTATAGTACTAAAATCCATATAGGAATACAAACTTATAATGCTAATTCAAGGCAAAGCCAAGTGGGCTAAGATTACCGGTAAGCCGCATCCCGGTTACGAGAACAAGTTCAATGAGTGGTCGATTGACGTCTATGTCGATGATGCCACTGTTGAGCGTCTCAAGGCGGAGGGTCTTGGTGACAAGATCAAGGACAAGGGTAACGGCGAGTACATCACCTTCAAGCGTAAAGAACTGAAGAAGGACGGTACGCCGAACCAACCCATTCGTGTCGTCGACCATCGTGGCGAAGCTTGGGGTAATCAGAAGATCGGCAATGGTTCGACTGTGAATGTGAACTTTGCGATCAATGAATTCAAGCCCAAGCAGTTCAATGCCAACATCCTTTCTCTTCAGGTCTGGGACCTCGTCGCCTACGAAGGTGGTGAATTTCCTGTCCGTGAAGACGGTGCCCAAGTTGAGGGTGACTGGGATAAGGAAGTCGCATAAGACACCCAATAGTTGACGACATCTATAAGGTCGTCCAGAACGGCGCAAAGGTCACTAAGGAGCAAGCCGAGGAATTCGGTAAGACCCTAAGTGACCTTATCGTCGACCGCTTGAAAGAGCGTACCGGAGAGAAGAAGCCCTTCACACTCCGGATGAGTAACATCGGAAAGGGTGCCAGACAACTATGGTACGACAAGAACTATCCCAATGACGAAGTTCTCCCGGGTCACACGCTTGTTAAGTTCATGTTCGGTGATATCATTGAACAACTCATTCTCTTCCTTGCAGAGGTCTCTGGCCACACTGTCACGAGTAAGCAGGCTGAGGTTAATAGAGGCTCGATTAAGGGCCATATCGACGCGGACATCGACGGAGTCACAGTAGATGTTAAGTCCACAAGCAGTTTCGGATTTAAGAAATTCGAGAATGGAACACTTGCTGAGAATGACCCTTTCGGCTACATCGAGCAAATCGCGGGGTACGCGAAGGCTAGGGAAACGGATGGAGCGTTTATTGCTGTCGATAAGCAAAACGGCTACATCGCCTACGACTTCTACCCAAAAGAAGAACTCGACGTCTTCGATGTTGATGGTCGTATCGAATACATTAAGGAAGCGGTCGAGGCGGTGGAACCTCCTGAGCGCTGTTACCCCGATGAGAAGTTTGGGGAGTCTGGTAACAGGAAACTAGGTGTGAACTGTGGTTACTGTGCGCATAACCGTCGCTGTTGGGCGGACTCAAATGGTGGCTTAGGTCTTCGGGTCTTTAGCTACTCAACTGGACCTGTATTCCTAACGGAAGTCAAGGTCGAACCCAAAGTACACGAAATCACATTCTAGGAGTACAGAATGAACGACAAGCCTACCGAAGACAACGTAATTCGTATCATCGCGTCTAACGATGAACCCGCCGTTGCTCCCGAGAGCACCATTCCACAATATGAATATGAGATCGTTCACTTCGATGGTTCGTCCTCGAAGGCTCATGGCTTTCTACTCTTCACGTCTCAGCATGTAGCTGTGATGCGTGACAATGGTGAAGGTGCGATCCCGGTCCTCGTCTATCCCTTGGACAAGGTGAAGTACGCCACTATTGTTGAAGACAACCAAGCCGATGAGCTGCCCTTCTAAGTGGCATTTAAGAGTGGGTTCGAACGAGCAATTGATGCGAACCTAAAGATGCGCAAGGTGAAGTTCACGTATGAGACCCTACAAGTAACATACATACTTGAGGGTACGTACAATCCGGACTTCATCTTGAGCAACGGCGTTATAGTTGAAGCTAAGGGCTTACTCGACCGCGACTCAAAGCGGAAGATGGTGGCCGTAAAGAAACAGCATCCGGAGCTGGACATCCGCTTCCTATTCATGGACGCGAGTAAACGTATTCCGGGCTCAAAACAATCCCATGGAGAGTGGGCCGACAAGAACGGCTTCCCGTGGGCTGAACGAGAGGTACCTGACGAATGGCTAACGTAACCATTTCTGATATTGAACATGAAGTTTTGGTCTTTGGTGCGAAGCTGCTAGCTGCACTTAAGGCGGAAGGCATCGAACTGTGGGACGGTTTTGAACGGGCTGTGGCTCGTGTTGAGGGTTCTGCCCCTGTGGTCGCCGTTGAGGCGGACGCCAAGGTTGCTGAGGCTGATGTCGCTACTGACGTTGCCGCTGCCACCGCTGCTGTGAGTTCTATTGTCTAAGATACTTCATATTGATATTGAGTGGGCGCCAGCTCTCGCTTACGTTTGGAAGATGTGGGATGAGAATATCTCCCCTGACCAACTCGTAAACGAGGGCGGCCTGCTCTGCTTCTGCGCCCATTGGGACGGCAAGAAGGAGTACATGTTTTTCTCTGATTGGGATGATGGCCAACAGGTCATGGCCCAGGCTGCATTGGATTTGCTAAATGAAGCGGACGCGGTGGTCACGTACAACGGTGATAAATACGATCTACCTAAGCTTCGCGGGTGCATTATTCTGGCTGGCCTTAATCCTCCTGCCCCTCCTTCCTCTATTGATCTTATCAAGACGGTTAAGAAACTCGGATTTGTAATGAACCGACTGGCTTACATCGGCCCCCTTCTGAAGGTTGGCGGGAAAATGAAACACGAGGGCTTCCGTCTTTGGCGGTCTGTTCTCGAAGGCGATGCTAAAGCCCGTGATCGGATGCGCAAGTACTGTATCCAAGACGTGAAGGTCTTGGTGGCTCTGTACAACCGTGTCAAGCCATTCATCCTCAATCACCCTCACTTGGGCGATGACAAGGGTGCCTGTGGTTCTTGTGGGTCTAACCACGTTCAGTCTCGTGGGTTCCGTCGTACTAAGTTCTTCAAGGTGCGTCGTATCCAATGTCAAGACTGTGGTTCGTGGTCTGAAGGTACGAGAACCAAAATTGCTTGATCAGACCGTAGTTGATGAATTGAAGGCGGCCCTGTGTGACCGCTACACCCCCGAGGAGCTTATCGAAATCCTCGGGGTGAACAGCGAGACAGTATTCGATAAGTTCCTGGATGAGTTCCTGGAACTGGACCTAGAAGAGGTACTATGACTCAAAAGGAAATAGACATTGCGGGAGCACGCAAGGATGACAAAGGAAAGTCCCCAGTCCTTAAGGGTGCAGTTGCTTACTTCCCAAGAGCAATTGAAGGCGTTGCTGCCGTCAGTGCTTTCGGAGCAACTAAGTATGCTTGGGGCGGATGGCGCTATGTCCCCGACGGACTTGATCGCTACTCTGATGCAATGGTACGACACGTTACCAGCGAAGCAAAAGGCGAAGTGGTGGACCCTGAGTCTGGACTTCTTCACGCTGCTCACGCCGCATGGAACGCCCTCGCGAGGCTTGAACTCATGATCATGGATCAAGAGAAGAATGTCACCTAAATGGACTGAGAGGTTTTTGGAACGGGCCAAGCAAGTTGCTTCCTGGTCTAAAGACCCCTCAACCCAAGTGGGAGCCGTTATAGTCAGACCTGACATCCTCAAGGTTGTTGGTGAAGGTTATAACGGCTTCCCTCGTGGTGTACATGATCACCCAGATCGCTATGCAAACCGAGAGCTGAAGTACAGCTTGGTGGTCCATGCAGAGGCCAACGCCATCATTGATGCTGGTCGAGACGCAGAAGGGTGCACCATATTCGTGTGGCCTCTGTTCACCTGTAATGAATGTGCCAAGTTGATCATTCAGTCTGGCATCAAGAAGGTTGTGTCTCCTAAGCCTGATAGCTCAAGGTGGGCATCTTCCTACGACACGGCCATGCTCATGTATGAAGAAGCGGGTATTGAAGTTGAGTGGACTGAATAAGTACGACGACAAGCTTAAAAGACAAGAGCGGCGGAGAAATCACGTCGCTTTTGATCTCGCTACGGTTAAGTACCGTCAGCGAACTATCCCCAACAAACGCAAACGCGATGAACAAGAAGACGAAGATGAACCTGACGAATTCACTACAGACCTGGAATGAACTACTTGATGCGGCTCCTCAGGGGGCCGTTCTTATGGGCGGAGCAATCCGTGACTGGGCGTGCAACCACGAGGCGAAAGACTATGACATCTTCTACAACTATCGACCGGGTGTGCATGAGGCGCCGAACTGGGAGTACATCCCCCGGAACTACGACCCAGGACTGTTCGATCAACGAGCGCATGATGCAGACTATAATGACCGCGCAATTGGCTCTGTATACGACTATGATGTTCGGGTCAGCAATGGTCAGAGTGTCCGGGTACAACTCATCGGGGTACATTTCAATGACCCCCGTGAACATTTTCGAAGCTTCGATCACACCCTGACCTTAGGTCGCTACGGCGCTAAGGGGCTGTACATCGATAAGCGGATGTCAGACGCACTTGTTACACGCACCGTGACGTGGCTTCACGGAGACAAAGATAAGGCTCTCGAAAGGGCTCAACGTGCTGTGTCCCGGGTTGATCCGGGTGAAGAGGCTGAATGGAACTACCAGGGATTTTAACACCAAGTGTCGGCTACAAGCCGTTTCGCTATCCACAATTCTATGACAAGTGGCAAACTCAACAACGCATCCACTGGCTGCCCGAAGAGGTGCCGCTGGCTGAAGACGTGAAGGACTGGGCGATCAACCTCACAGATGAGGAACGATCCCTGCTCACCCACATCTTCAGGTTCTTTACTCAGTCTGACATCGAAGTCCAAGACAACTATATGACTCGTCTGGGTCAACTGTCCTGGCCGACTGAAGTGAAGATGATGCTTGCCAGCTTTGCAAATATGGAAACAGTTCACATCGCTGCGTACTCCAATCTGATCGAGACGGTCGGAATGCCGGAGACAACGTACAGCCAATTCCTGGAGTACGACGAATTAAAGGCAAAGCACGAGACGTATCAGAGGTTCGATGTTTCTACTTCCGAGGGTATTGCAAAAACGTTGGCCATGTTTGGGGGTTTTGTCGAGGGTGTACAGCTCTTCGCCTCCTTCGCCGTGCTGATGAATTTCCCACGAAGAAACCGAATGAAGGGGATGGGTCAGATTGTTAGTTGGTCTGTTCGAGATGAAAGTCTTCATTGTGATGGTATTACTGATCTGTTCAAGACATACGCCGCCGAGTCAGGGTGCCTAACCCGTGGACTCAAGGGTGAGATTTATGACATTGCGGAATTGGTGGTCAACCAGGAAGACAGGTTTGTTGACTTGGCTTTTGATCGCGGTAGTGTCGAAGGTATTTCTGTAGACGAGATGAAGCACTACATCCGTTTCATGACGGATTACAGACTTCGCAACCTAGGATTGAAGTCGATCTTCAAGTCTGGACGGAAGCACCCTCTACCGTGGCTGACACCTTTGTTGTCTGGCCATGAACATGCAAACTTCTTCGAGACCCGTGCCACAGAGTACAGCAAGGCGGCCACTCGTGGTTCCTGGTCTGATGTCTGGGCGGACCTAGACAAGACAGGATATGAATTTACAACTCAAGATGATCCGACAGTGACAGCAGCATTTGCAAGCGAACCCGAACAGAATTCGTGGGGGCATGTAGATGTCCGTTAACCTCGAATGGATCACCCCTGAGGCCGATCAACGCATCGCCTGGATGGCCAGGGTGTCGAACGTTAAAGCGCGGCCTGACGACCCCTCTGAACGTCTTATAGCGTACCTTATTAATCACAAGCACTGGTCTCCATTTGAGATGGCAGCTATGTGTGTGAAGATTGAAACCACCCGGGACATTGGACGACAAATCCTACGTCACCGTTCCTTCCACTTCCAGGAGTTCAGTCAGCGATATGCAGAAGTTGACGACCACATGGTCTACTCTAAAGTCAGACTCCAAGACACCAAAAACCGACAGAACTCTATTATCACAGATGATACGGAACTGCAGGAAGAATGGGATTTTGCCCAGCATTGGGTCTTTAACACAGCTTACGAGGCGTACAAGAGTTCTCTTGCTAAGGGGATTGCCAAGGAGGTTGCGAGAAAGCTACTGCCTGAAGGACTTACTCCCACGACGCTCTACATGTCAGGGACACTACGTGATTGGCTCCACTACATCGCCATTCGAACTGACCCTGCGACACAACTCGAACACAGAGACGTGGCGATTGCAGCCCTACGGGTACTGGAAGCTAACGCACCTCTCATAATCAAAGCAGCCCGGGAGGCGGAACTCATTGTTAACTGATTTTGGAATTGCAACTCTAGCAGACAGGTACTACTGGCAGAATGAAAAGACGCCTGATGATCTATTCAGACGAGTCGCTAAGGCTTACGGTTCCAACAAAGCTCACTCTGAGCGTATGTTTGGGTACCTTAGCAAGCTTTGGTTTATGCCCGCCACCCCTATTCTTAGCAATGGCGGTACTGATCGTGGGCTTCCCATATCCTGTTTCCTCAACGCCGTCCCAGACTCGATGGACGGAATTCGTGGGACGTGGAACGAGAACGTGGAACTATCTAAGAACGGTGGGGGTCTCGGTACCTACTGGGGTGGAGTACGTTCCATCGGTGAGAGAATTGGATCGACTGGAAGTACTTCAGGAGTTATCCCGTTCATCAAAGTTATGGACTCGCTCACCCTTGCCATCAGCCAGGGTTCTCTTCGGCGGGGCGCTGCGGCAGTATATCTAGATGTCTGGCACCCAGAGATTGAAGAATTCTTGGAGATACGTAAGCCTACTGGTGATGTTAATAGGCGATCTCTTAATATCCATCATGGGGTTAACGTTTCTGACGCGTTCATGTGGGCCGTCAAGACGGGTGCTCCATGGTACCTCTTCAGTCCGAAGACTAATGAGGTCGTTAAGACGGTCAGTGCTCGTGAGATATGGCAGAGGATATTGGAACTACGCCTGGAGACAGGTGAACCCTATATCAATTTCATCGATCATGTCAACGAAGCACTCCCCCAAGCTCAGAAGGATTTGGGTCTAATTGTCCGACAGTCTAATCTCTGTACCGAAATTACTCTCCCAACTGATGATAGCCGCACCGCTGTTTGTTGCCTTGGAAGTCTCAACGTTGCTCGTTGGTTCGAGTTTGCGGATGAGATCGACCAGGTTACTCGTGACTGTTGTGAGTTTCTCGATAACGTTCTTACTGATTTCGCAGCTCGTACAACTGTTGATAAGGCACGATATAGTGCTCTGAGAGAGCGAGCAATTGGGTTGGGGATCATGGGTCTCCACACCTTCCTACAACAGCAGAACATTCCGTTCGGCTCAGTGATGGCAAAGATATGGAACAAGAAACTCTTCAAGCAATTAAGGAAGTCAGCCGACAAGGCCAGCAAGGAGTTGGCCGTTGAGCGCGGTTCTTGCTTCGACGTCCCGGGTGAACGTTTCTCACACAAACTGGCTGTCGCACCAACTGCTAACATCTCCGTTATTTGCGGCGGAGTTTCTGCTGGTATTGAGCCTATTCCTGCTAATGTGTATATACACAAAACTCTATCGGGTTCCTTTGTGGTTCGTAATCCAGAGCTGGAACGGATCATTGGAACTGATCAAGACCTTTGGGATGACATTCTTAAGCATGATGGCTCGGTGCAGCACCTCGAAGTTCTCTCCGATCTGCATAAGGACGTCTTCAAGACCGCGTTCGAAATCGACCAACGATGGGTGGTGGAGCTTGCCGCAGACAGAGCGCCTGATATTTGTCAGTCTCAAAGCGTCAACCTCTTCCTACCGGCGGACATTCACAAGCAAGCACTTCACGATCTACACTGGAAAGCTTGGCTCTCCGGTGTCAAGTCGCTCTACTATGTCCGATCAAGAACAGTCCAGCGAGCCACTAACACCGTTATGGACGGCTACTTGGCCGGAGTGATACCAGACGACGATGAGTGTCTAGCCTGTCAATAAGACACAGAAAAGGCCACCTAGAGGGGAACCTCCGGGTGGCCTTTTTTATACGCGCGGGTGCACTTAGAAGCGCTTGTTCGTGAGTCCAGGTGCACTGGTTACGTTCTTAGTTCGTAGAACACCCTTGGGTTGAACATACCTTGGAGGGCCACCAGGATCAGGACCAGTCTGTGGACCTGCCGGATTGTAGACCGTAGACGCACCGCCCAGTGTGGGAGCAGCGTCTGAGAAGGCTAGATGATTAACGATATGCTTAGCCATTACTTAGCTTCCTTCGGAAGGGCGAGCGCCCAATCATGAACAGCAGAGAGACGAGCAGTGTTGATCGCACAGACATTGGCATCGTCTAGGGAGATGCTGATGGTGCCACCGGGGCTGTCAGAAATGACGGCACCTGTACTGGGTCCGTAGCTGCCGCTGGGGGTTGGAAGTTGATTATGATTGGTTTGGCTGGTTCCACTTTGAGCGGCTTGGTAGCGCAGGAGATTAGTC